ATCGTTAGCTGGATTTGCCTATAAAATCAACCCGCCATCTCGAACGCCTCACAGGGGGCGTTATCGGTCTCACCATAGAATCGAATGTCATCGTCCTGAGAAACCTCCAAGCCCTTCGCTTTGCACAGGCAATCGCCGTCGCAAACGTCGTTCGGAACACAGTGTTTACATTTCCCGCAAGTCATCTTGTTTCTCTCCTTTCCTGTCGGGGTTCCTTTTTTCTTTTCATTCTCATTATAGCACTTTAAGTCTCAAAAGTCAAGGTTTTTGCAAAAATTTTTTGAAAAAAATACTCAAAGTGCTAATAAGGCGCGAGCCGTGCTATGCGGCCCGCGCCTTTTCTCATATCAGCCCGCTCGAATGAGCTTGTTCAGGAGCGAATCATACAGCTCCTGAAGCACTTTGCACTTGGCCTCGGCTTCTGCAAGCCGTGAATCGGAATCCGGGACGGGGGGGGTCTCCTCAATTCCCCTCAGCGCGGTACAAGCCTCGCTGCCCTGGATACCCAGAGAAATAAGCATTGCCCGGTCAATCGCGGCCATCTCCTCGTCTGTGGCCTGTCCGCAGTAACTTCCGATGCGCTCAATCGCAACAGTGGTAATTTGCTCACAGATTGCAGTGCTCACTCGGTTTGTGCTGCGGATAGTGACGTGCGTTGGCAGGTCATGTTTAGGCTGGGTGGTCAGGTAGACCATCTCCACGGTGCTGCTGTGCTGATTGTTTTTGTCGTTAGACACGACGATGGCAGGTCTGCCGGGACGCTGCTCGCTCCCCACAGCCGCGTAACTGCTCTCGACGTACCAGATGTCCCCACGCTTAATTTCCATGTTGCTTTACCTCCTCAAAATCATTGGGCGTATTTTTCTTTCGGTGCCGGCACATACCAGTGCTCATATCAAAATCACAGGGCTGGCGCTGTTCACTGTGCTGGCACTCATCGCAGAGCATGAGTACCTCGCCGCAGTATGGGCAGAACGCCTGATAGCCGTCCCGCTCAGTGTCCCAGCCGTGAATCTCAACCTCCCGCTCGCAGTTGGAGCACTGTTCGGTCACAACGTAGGTGCGCGGCTCCGGCCCGCTGTCTGGCTCCTGAAGCAGCCATGCTCTGCACTTCGGCAGAGTATCGAACTCCTCCGTCCACGCATGGCCGGTGCTGTTGTCGATGCCAACAAAGGTCTTGCCTGCGTCCAGATAGAACAGACCGCGCGGTTCACGAGTGGCAATGATGTCATCGGCCTCCGCTTTCGTAATCATGCGAATTTCCACAGTTCATTCTTCCTTTCTCGCTCACCCGAACACCAGATCACCGAACAGCGCATACTGGATGATAGCGTCAGCGCACTCAGCATCAATGCCGCTGGTGTCCACTTCACTCCCGATGAGCACACCACTTTCGCAGGTGCCGGATTCCAGCCAGAGCTTGAACCCTTCGATGAACTTGTCACGGGTCAATAGCCAAGTGTCGCTGCTCTCAGAATCAAAGAGCCGAAGTGTGCCGCCCCGGGAAATCTGGTCGCTCGCATACTCCCCGAGCGATTCTCCTACGACCTCTACCCGACGGCACCAATGGGTGATACCACCCTCCAATGCCGCAACCATGATGTCATCAATGTCCTCCGACGTAATCGTCACCGGAACGAGCATCGTAAATTCAAATTTCATATCTCGCATACCTCCTCAAAACTCTCCTTGCTGGCAGAGGCCAGCACTTCGTTGCCGTACTCGGTTAACATCTCCTTGAACCACCGCTCATTCTTTTCCAGCCACTTTTCAGCCTGCGCCTCGGTGAGCGTGATGCCGTTCCGTTCTGCGGCGGCGATCACGTCTTCGGCGCACCAGCGGACAACAGCGAACCACTTCTTCACTTGCCATCCTCCTCTCACCACGTCCGGCGCAGTCCTGCCGCCGGCGTCAGCGCCACGCCGATGCTACCGAACTCAGAACAATCCGGCATATCGTGATTGAACACATAGACGAGCTGCTGCCCATCTTTGATGTCCTCGCGGTCACGCTCCCACTCCTCGGGATAATCGCTCACGTACAGGTAGCTTTCCATCTCACCGATGCTGGTGTAGCTGTGGATGACGTGATAGACCAAAGCGTTATTCTGCTCCTCAAATTCGGCCACCCGCTTGCGCTGGGCCTCGTCGAGCCAATAGCAAGCCCCAAGCGGCGGGGCGCTTTCAGAAACAAGGTCCTCCTTCTCGAACTGCTTTCTGATGGGTGCGTAGATACCCCACAGCTTCATCCGCACAAGGGCCTCAGCTTTCTTTTCTTTTCTCGTGACGTTCATCTCAATTTCTCCTTTCAGACCAGCAGGCCGCACATAAAATCGTCGAACACACTGAAACTGTTGTCCCACGGCTTCGTGCTGCCGACCTCATTCAGCTTTCTCCACAGTTCCGTCAGCTCGGCGTCATAAGTACCCGTGTCCACATTGAGACCGTGATGGCAACAATACGCGGTCCAGAGCGCCCGTAACTGCTCTCGATCAGTTTCATTCTCGAAGTAGCCCTCGATGATGAACGCCTTCATGTAACCGAACTCAGCGGTGCGGTTGATGGTTCCAAACTGCCTCTCGATGTACTCGGCAGCGTCCAGATACCCGCCGACCTTCAGTTCCGAGATAATTTTCTCGATAGTCACCATCGCTCACCTCCGCTTCACGTCCGCAACAAAGTCCCTGACCGAGCGGCTTACAGCCCACCAGAAATACGGCAGCATCAGAGCAAACACCTCGCCGCCCATCGCGAAATAGCCGCGCTGGGCGTAGGCGTAGTCAGCACCGAGGCGGTACAGCCAGACGCCCAGCAGGGTCAGGACAGCGTACTTCACGATGGTGCCGGCATCTGGGCCTTTCTTCTTCCGGCGGCGCTTTCTGCGCCGGGGCTGGGCCAGATAGGGGCATCCCTGCCCCATGTAATGCTCGGTCGGCTCCCAATCAGAAAGCACAATCTCGTGGATTTCATCGCACCAGCTATCGCCCTCGCCAATGTACTGGCAATGCGGGCAGCCGTCAGGGTTGCAGTGCATCATGGCTCAATCCTCCTCATCCAACTGTTTTCTGAGCATCCGAGCAAACTCGTTGTACGCCCGGATGCTTTCTAAGCTGTTCCAATCGACCTGCTTATGGCGCTCGGCCAAAGCCTTGTAATATTCCTCACGTGTCACTGGGAAGCCGCCTCCTTTTCAAACATCCCGTAATAATCCTCTCCGAACTCAGACTGGCACAGCATGGAGATGCCGGCGTCACCCATCTCCTCGCGTATGGCGTCCAATTCGGCAGGACTGTAGAAGTCCAGCAGGGCGAAATATTCATCACGGATGTCCTCGGGGATGTCCCCGACATCCCCGTAATCGAAGTCATCCTCATCTGCGGGGGCCTTTGCGCTTCCAAGCCCTCTGTAATCCCAATCGTCCCAATACCGGTAGCCACCGAAACCGCTGCCTCCGCGGTAAAACTTTCGCTCGACATATTCGTACTTCGGAAAACCGGGCAGCGCGGCCTCAGCCACGATTTCGAGAACCTTCTTCACCGTCGCGTTCAGGTGCTTGCGATTGATGTATTCGTGCTGCGTGTGCGCGTTGTAGTAGCCGGACGAGAGGTTAACCGCCGCCACGCCCAACTCCGGTGCGACGTAAGAAATATCGCTGAACGAACCCCACTCGGTCTCGAAACCTTTTCCAGTTATGTACTTCTCAAACTCCGGGTTGTCGCAGTCATAGAACACCGCGTCATTCCGGCCCTTCCGGTCGATTTCGATGAGCAGCTTCATCTCATCCAGCTCCTTCGGGGTCTTGCCCGCTTTGTGCTTGGCGCAGAACGCCTCCGCACCGACTCCGCCGATTTCCTCATCGCAGGTGAACAGGAGCCACGGCTTGACCTGCGACTGCTCGTAAACGGCAGTCAGCGCATAAACGCCGCACCGGTCATCGCCGCCGATGCCCTGCGGGGACATCAGAATGTTTCCGTTCTCGGTCCGGCAGATGTGCTTCACTGGCTCTTTGTGAACCGTGTCAAGGTGAGCCAGCAGCATAACCGGGGCCTCGCCCCGGACAAGGATGTACTTGCTCTTGCAAACAACCGTGCGGCCGCGATACATCGCAACCAACTTGGCAAACAGCTCTTTCTGGGTGGGCTTCAGGTATTCTTCCAAAGGTTTCATACAGCTTCGTCCTCCTGTTCTTCAATGACCGCCCCACAATGCGGGCAGGTTCCATCACTGCGCATCTCAATCAGCTCATCGCAATGCGGGCAGGTATCGAAATGGTCAGCGCAATCCTCGCAAATGTAGTCTTCGCACCCATCTGCGCGATAAACCATCTGCATATCATCTCGGTGATGCAGGTCTCCGCAGCGGTCGCAGCAATAATAAAGCTCATCTCGGCAATCCGAGCAGATGCGAACCTCCTCACCGTCCCGATATGCGTCATACATCCGACGATCCAAATGCCACTCGCCGCACTCATCACACTCGCTGCAATATTCTTCACGGCAACTGACGCAGACATTTTCTCTGTCAATGTAGCTGACCATATCCTCCGGCCAATATTCCTCGCACTCGTCGCAGTAGGTGTAGTGCTCATCGCGGCAATCCTCGCAGACCTGAATCCAGTCTCCCTGTTCGTTACGAACATCGAACAGCTCGCTGCAACGACCCCCACAATGGTCGCAAGTGTAATTTCCGTGGCGGCAATCGTCACAATAAACTCCGTCGTTGGTTTCCTCTCCGCAGACGATGCACAGACCCCAGGTGCCGACTTCCAAAGGATTCTCGCACTCCAAATCACAATCCGCGCGGACGCTGACGTGACCGTCGAAATCGCTGTAAGTCCAATCCGTATAACCGCCGAAGCCTTCCCCAACCACTACGAGGTCGGACCTGTCGCCGACAGTCGGGTAGGTCTTCCAGAGATTCGGAACATTTTCCAGCATCGAAATTTCGCGCTGGACCAAATCGCGGTAGAGCTTGGAATCCTCGGCGGCCCCATAAACTCCTCCGGCGGTGTTGTACATCCGGCTCTGCATCAGCAGCCCGCTGCCTGGGCGGTAAGCGAAAATCTGGCGCGTGGTCTTCCGGTTATTCAGCGTCTCCGCATCCATCGGGTCATTTACCGTGAAAACGATGAAACTGACCTCATCCCGGGCATATCCGGTACAGCCATTGTTGTAGCTGTACTCGGTCGAGTTGAACGAATGGCAGCTCGTGAGGGTCGCGCCCCGGCGGTCGCATTTGGGATTGCTCATCGTGATGAAGTGCGCCGGGTTGATGCTGACGAACAGCTTGAACCCAATTTTCTTGGCGCTCAACTCGTCCGCAAACTGAGCGTACAGCCGCTGGAACTCGCTGCCGGCGGTCTCATCCGCAACGCCCAGCGCCACGCAGAGCGATTTGAACACACGGCTCAGTTTTCGCGTCGGGGTATAGGCTTTCGGAGCCAACTGCTTGATGGCCGCAATGAATTTCTCACGATGGGTCTCACTGGCTTCCGGGTTCGAGAAGAAGCTGATTGCGTTCATCACCGTATCAAAATCATAATCGCCCGACCGCAGCGGCTTTTCGAGGATCTGCGTAGCCAACTGGTAAACCCGGTCGTAATCGGGATTGTGCGTCCGGGTCCCGTTGATAACCAGCGCATCCAGCTTCGCGTCCCAAACCGGGGACTTGCTGAACAGTTCCCGAAGGTTCTGCTTGGCGTAGCTGCTGTCCTTTGCGAGCCGCTTGATGAACGTGTCGGTGACGTCATCCAAAACGTCGGTCTGGCGGGTGTGCGCGCCGTAATCGTTCAGGGCCTGACGGATATTCGCCTCAGCCCGCTCGATGATTTCCTGCATTTCCATTTTTGTTTACCTCCTCAACATTCCATCGTTGATGTAATTTGCGAAGATCCAGTTGCGGCAGGTTCTCTGCCGGCGGGTGTAGAACCCCGGCGGGTTCGGCTTGTAATCCGCGAACTCGATGCGCCGCGCATCCGTAATCGTGACCCGGATGTTGTGGTTGTCCACAAAAACCGTCTCACCCGGAGCGGGAACGAACGCGATGTGCGTGTTCTGCCAGTAATTGAAACCGGCGCTCAATCCGCAGAGATAATAGGCAACCGCCTTCGGATGCTCGATGACGTCGATGTCGATGAGCGCGGTCGGTTTGTGCAGCGTCCCGTAATAAACGCGATTGTCCTTGCCGCCGAGGAAACATTCGGCGCAGCATTTGGAAATGTCCACGCCCCGAATGTCCCGCAGCCAGAAGAATTCGTGATACCGTTTTACTTCCAGCGTTAAGTGCATTTACTTCACCTCCTCCGTCTGATTGGCAGGGGCTTTCTTTTTGCGCCCGCGCTTCTTTGCAGCCGACTTCTTGGCCGCTGCCTTCTTCGTGACCGGCTCGCTGACCGCCCAGCTCATCAGGACTTTGAAACTGCCGTCGCCCATCTTTTCGATTTCGCAGGTCCAGCCCTCGCCATTCACCGAAACCGAATCGTCCTCACGGTTCGCACTATCCGCAGCGGACTGAATCTTGCCCATCGCCTCGTCGGCGACAATTTGGAGCGCCTCGGCAGCTTTGAGATACTCGGCCAGCCAATAGGCCGCCTTCTTGTAGCTGCGGACCGTGTAGGTCGCGTTGGCCTGACACCGGCCCGTGCCAATCACGATGTCCATGACGTTCTCGTTCTCCACGAAATTCGCCTGTCCCGGCTCGTGGACCTTGACCCAGCGGCCCTGTTTCAGTTCTGCCATTTGTTTGTCCTCCTTGGCTTTATGTATTTGCCCTGTCATCATCAGGCCGGGTGGGGCAGTTCCCGGCGACGCCCGTTCGGGCGTTTCGACTTAAATCGCTTTCAGGCTCGCTATGTATTTCCGTTCCGCTTCGATATAGGCGATGTCATCTTCACTCGGGCCGTTCTCAGACTGAATCAAGTCCTCGATGAACCCGCGCAACGCGCTTTCCATAATGCTGATGATTTTTGCATCCATCTGAAATTCTCCTTTCCTGACTGGAAGTGTTTTTGCTCAAACCCGGCAAATTATTGAAATGGCTAAGGTTTCAAAAAGTGCGCTCGCTTTGGCGATGGCACTTTTTCTTTCATCTTGCAGCTCTCCTGCGGCTGTTACCAGTCTCCCGGAGCCGGTTGTAGAGGAAACGCCAATTTCTACTTCTGCACCGACGGCGACGCCAGCAGTTGAGGTTGTCGTAAAACCTTGGTCAGATGAGGATGTCGAGGCAATGGTCCTGACCCTCGCTGGTGAGTGCTACGAGGATAAAGAGCAGGATAAGCGCTTAGTCTGCGAAGTCATCCTGAATCGGGTAAGCGCCGGAAATTTCGGCGGTGATACGGTTCTCGAAGTTGTTTCGGCCCCAAATCAGTTTGATGGGTACTGGCGGCAGTCCAGACCTGTCAGCGAGAACGATTACGAAATCGCTGAACAGGCGCTCTCAGACTGGTACGCCATAGGCTGTCAGCCACTCTCGGGCTATCTGTTTTTTGAAGCCGGTGAAAACCGCGAAAACATCTTTCGATGCGAATACTGATGAGTTTCTAAGGAGGACAAAAAATGTTTGAAGTGCGAATTACCATCGAAGCCCCGCAACTCGCGGGGGCAATCAACAATCTTGCCGCGGCGATGGACGGTGCCAAACTCGTTCCCCAGCAGACCGCAACTCCTGCGGGGCAGCAGCCTATGACGAACCCCCAGACCAATGCCCCTGCTCCGACGTCTGCTCCCGTTCCGCCCACCCCGCTGCCCAGCCCTGGTCCAGCGGCTCAGGCTATGCCGAGCTATCCGGCACCCAATGTTCCTCTGGCCCAGCCCCCCAAGTACACGGTTGACCAAATCATGGCTGCCGGTGCCTCGCTCATGGACGCCGGCAAGGTGAATGAGCTGATGAATCTGCTTCACTCCTTCGGCGTTCAGGCCGTCATGGATCTGAAGCCCGAACAGCTCGGCGCGTTCGCCACCGGCCTGAGAGAGCTGGGGGCGAAGATATGAGTAGCCACGCACTGCTTTCCCCGTCCAGCGCCCACCGCTGGCTGAACTGCCCCCTTGCGCCCCGGCTGGAAGCCACCCTTCCCGAGAAGCCCAGCGAGTACGCTCGTGAAGGGACGGTGGCCCACAGCGTCTGCGAGATTACGGCCAAGAAGAAGTTCAAAAAGGTCAAGGCTGCCGAGTACAACCGCGTCATCAAAAAGCTGAAAACAGATGCGGTGTGGGATGATGAAATGCTCCACACGGCTGAAACTTATGTGGAGCACTTGACTGAACTGGCGATGGAGTTCGCCAACGAGCCGTACATCGCCTTCGAGGTTAAGGTGGACATCTCCGATTACGTCCCAGAGGCTTTTGGCCGCTGCGACTGTGTGATGTTTGGCGGCGATACGCTTATCATCACAGATTACAAGCACGGGAAGGGCGTTCCAGTCAGCCCGGACGAGAACCCTCAACTCATGCTATACGCCCTCGGTGCGCTGAAGCTCTACAAGCCCTTGTTCGGTGTTGCACTGAAAAAGGTTGCAGTCTACATCGACCAGCCTCGAATCGGTGCTTACGACGGATGGACCTGCACCGTGGACGAGCTGCTGGCATGGGGCGAGAGCGTGAAGCCCAAAGCTCAGATGGCCTTTATGGGCTTCGGTGAATATCACGCCGGTGACTGGTGCCGCTTCTGTCGAGCCAATGGCATCTGCAAAGCCCAAGCTGAACAACAGATTGGGGCGTTCGATGACTTTAGCGCAGCCGTCGGAAACCCCACTGCCTTACTCAGTCCTTCTGAGATGGGCGAGGTGTTGAAGCGCGGCGAGACCCTCGTCTCGTGGTATGAGACCGTCAGAGAAAAGGCGCTCGAATCCTTGCTCAACGGCGAGAAGATTCCGGGCTACAAGGTAGTGGAGGGCCGCAGCAGCCGTTGCTGGACCGACCAAGACGCAGCCCTCGACAAGCTCCAGGAAAGTGGCGTAGACCGCGCGTTGATTTACGACAGTGTGCCGAAGACCCTTGCACAGCTTGAAAAGATGCTCGGCACTGTGAAGTTCAAGGAGCTGGTCGGAGAGTTCGTAACCAAGCCGCAGGGCAAACCTACCATCGCCCCTGAGAGTGATTCCAGACAGCCATTCAGCAGCGCCGCTGCTGATTTCGCTGGCGTCGTCGCGCAGAGTTAAAGAGCAATGAGTTTATTCGACAAAGGTGAATTTGACGCAGAGCAAATGGTTCAATACGAAAGGAGAAAAATCATGTACAACAACATTCCGACCAAGGTCCTGACAGGCGAAGTCCGGCTGTCCTACGTGAACCTCGTGGCCCCTCGTGTGAACAACAATGACCCCACCGCGACCCCGAAGTATTCCGTCACGCTGCTCATCCCGAAGACTGACACGGCGGTGAAGGCGAACATCGACGCCAGCATCGAGGCTGCTGCCAAGGACGCACAGGCGAAGATTTGGGGCGGCGTCCGTCCTCCGGTCCTGCCTATCCCCATCCACGATGGCGATGGCGTCCGTGAGAACGGCACTCCCTACGGCCCTGAGTGCAAGGGTTGCTGGGTCATCACTGCCAGCACGAAGAACAAGCCGCAGGTGGTGTCCCAGAGCGACATCAACACGGAGCTGCTGCCGCAGGACATCTACAGCGGTATGTACGCCCGCGTGACCATCAATTTCTTCGGCTACAATACCGCCGGCAAGCGCGGCGTGGGCTGTGGTCTGGGCAACGTGATGAAGACCCGCGATGGTGAGCCTCTGGCTGGTGGAGCGTCTGCCGCCGCAGACTTCGCCGGCGTAGGCCAGACGGTTGCTGCTCCCGCTACTCCCGCCTACGGCGGCGCGATGCCGGCCACCCCGGGCCAGATGAGCTACCCCAACACCGGGTATGCCGCTCCCGCACCTGCGCCCGTTGCTGCTGCTGCTGACGGTGTGGCTCCGTGGGGTGCTGCTGACGGTCCTTATGGCGGCCAGCCTCAGCAGGGTAATCCGATGGGCGTACAGCCCGGTGCTATCAACCCCCTCACCGGCCAGCCGTATTTCGGTTAAGTAAGCGAAAGACACGCGACCGCTTATTCTGCGGCCGCGTGTCTTTTTTCTAAGGAGGACAAGTCTATGTTTGATTTTGATACCCCTCGGGAGGCGAAGCGGTTCCGCGTCAATCATCCGAACGGGTACATTGAGATAAACGTGGGGACGTTCTTTGGCACCTCCCCGCAGAAAAAAGTGAACAAGCTGCTGCGCCTCGCCCGGAAGTATTGCACGGAGGAACAGCGCAGGGAGCTGCTCTGCAATATCGTGGAGGAGGCCAAGTATCGCTCGGACATCCTCGATGAGCTGGACAGCTTGATTTCCAAAGGCCGGATGCTGTTTCACGCAATTTTCGGCAAGCAGTGGCCTACCGACATCATCTCAGCCAGCGGGTATAACGCCATCGACAAGCAGCGCAAGCAGTTGAGCGCCTACGCGGAGGTTATCGCGGGAGAGAGGTGGGAAGGATGAAGCACCATCTCAGCATTGACCTTGAAACCTTCAGCAGTGTTCCCATTGGCAAGGCCGGAGCCTACAAGTATGTGCAAAGCCCGGACTTCGAGATCCTGCTGTTCGCATACAGCCTGAACGACAGCCCCGTGGTGGTTGTGGATTTGGCGCAAGGTGAGGTTCTCCCGGACTGGCTCTATAAAGCCGTGGAAAGCCCGGATTACATCAAGCACGCCTACAACGCTGCATTCGAGTGGTACTGCCTCTCAAAGTTCTACGGCCACCTGCTGCCGGTGGACCAGTGGCGGGACACGATGCTGCATGGCCTCTACTGCGGCTACACGGCGGGCTTGGACGCCACCGGCAAGGCACTGGGTCTGCCAGCCGAAAAGCAGAAGCTCTCGGTAGGCAAGGCGCTCATCCGGTACTTCTGTGTACCTTGCACCCCCACACAATCAAACGGTGGACGGCACCGCAACCTGCCGAAGCACGACCCGGATAAGTGGGATTTGTTCAAGACCTACTGCCTGGGCGACGTCACCACCGAGAAGGAGATCGAGCGCCGGCTGTCGGCCTTTCCAGTGCCGGATGACATCGAGAAGCAGTGGCAGACCGACCTGCTCATCAACGCCAGAGGCGTGGCGGTGGACATGGGCATGGTGCGCGGCGCTCTGGAAATCGGGGCGCAGTCCCGTGACCGGCTCATGCAGGAGGCAATCTCCATCACCGGGCTGGAAAACCCGAACAGCATCGCCCAGCTCTCGACGTGGCTGGAAAAGGCCACTGACACGCCCGTCACTGATCTGCGGAAAGACACGGTTGCCGCTATGCTGGAAAGCAACGCTGTGACCGGCTCGGCTAACCGGATGCTTGAAATCCGGCAGGAGCTGGGTAAGACCAGCACCAAGAAGTACGACGCTATCGAGGCCGCTGTGTGCGGCGATGGCCGGGTACGAGGGCTGCTTCAGTTCTACGGAGCCAACCGCACAGGCCGCTGGGCGGGCCGTCTCGTGCAGGTCCAGAATCTCCCGCGCACCTACATCGGGCAGCTCCCGCTGGCTCGTGAGGCCGTCAGGAACAAGCAGGAGGACAAGCTGCGGTTCCTCTACGGCTCCGTGCCTGATACCCTGTCCCAGCTCATCCGAACGTCGTTCGTGGCGTCTGAAGGCAACAAGCTGGTGGACGCCGACTTCAGCGCCATCGAAGCCCGCGTCATCTCATGGCTGGCGGGAGAGCAATGGCGGTTGGAAGTGTTCAGGACCCACGGCAAAATCTACGAGGCGTCGGCGAGCCAGATGTTCGGCGTCCCGCTGGAAAAAATTAAGAAGGGCAACCCCGAATACGCCCTGCGGCAAAAGGGCAAGGTCGCTGAACTGGCGCTGGGTTATCAGGGCAGCTCCGGTGCGCTCATCGCAATGGGCGCTCTGAAAATGGGCATCCCAGAAGACGACCTGCCGGACATCGTTTCCCGCTGGCGGGATTCCAATAAGCGCATTGTGGACCTCTGGTATTCGCTCGAATCGGCGGCGGTGTCTGTCATCCAGACCGGCCATCCGGCGGGCGTCCGAGGGCTGATGCTGGCCCGTGAGATGGACATTGAGAACGGGCTGGACTTCCTCACCATCACCCTGCCGAGCCGCCGCAAGCTCTACTATGCGAAGCCCTCGCTCGGCGAGAACTCTTGGGGCCGTCCCTCCATCCTCTACTATGGTGTCAACCAGACCACGAAGCAGTGGACGCAGCTTGAAACCTACGGCGGCAAGCTCGTGGAGAACTGTGTTCAGGCCATCGCCCGTGACTGCCTTGCAATCGCCATCGAGCGGTTGGAGGCCGCCGGGTTCCCGGTGGTGTTCCACATCCACGACGAAGTGGTGGTGGACTGTCCTGCGGAGAAGGCCGACCTCGATGAAGTCGTGCGGCTGATGTCGCTACCGATTCCGTGGGCGCCTGACCTTCCCCTCAACGCTGATGGCTGGGTTGGCGATTTCTTCAGAAAGGACTAACGCCATGTTTGTACACAAAAATGCTGAGGGCTATCCTGACCCCACAGTAGGCGAAGCGATGAGCAACATCGCGCAAGAGGAACGCCGCAAGGAGGCTGACCGGCTTGCCGCAATCAGCGCCCTTATCCCCGTGATGAAGGGCTGCGCGGAGTTGGTAGGCTTTGAGGTCGTGGGCCGGATCGTCCTCATGGACAAGGAAACTGGCAAGAAATACAGGTAGACGGAAGGAGGTCGGAGCCAATGGTCAATGACCGCCAAATTACAATCTCTGTCGGCAATAACCGAAAGAGCGTGAACTGGCAGCCGCAGACCCTGATGCTGTCGGAGTTCTATGAAAAGCTCCGAATCCCCAGCCGCTCAACGGAGACGATGCAGGAGTACCTCTCCCTGCGGAAATCTGAACAGGATGACAAGAAAGACATCGGCGGGTTCGTCGCTGGCACCCTGTCCGGCCCGCGCCGCAAGGCCGGGGCCGTGACAGGCCGCGAAATTATCACCCTCGACTTTGACACCATCCCGCCCGGTGGCACCGAAGAAATCCTGAAGCGCGTAGACGCGCTCGGCTGCGGCTACTGCATCTATTCAACTCGCAAACACTCACCGGCAAGCCCCCGGCTGCGTATTCTGCTGCCCCTCGACCGCACGGTCACGGCAGACGAATACGAGCCGCTGGCCCGGTATATGGCCGTCTGCATCGGCATTGAGTTCGCTGACCCGACCACGTTCGAGGCCACGCGGCTGATGTACTGGCCGAGCTGCTGCAAGGACAGCGAGTACATCTTCACGTTCGGCGATAAGCCCATGCTCTCCGCAGACGGTCTGCTGAATGCGATGAACGAAAAGTTCGGGGATTGGCGCGACGTCTCGAAGTGGCCGCAGGTCCCCGGTGCAGACAACGCCTATAAGAAACTGGCAATGAAGCAGAGCGACCCACTCAGTAAGGCTGGCGTGGTGGGCGCGTTCTGCCGGACATACGACATCTACGGCGCGATGGACACCTATCTCGACGGCATCTATGCGCCGGTGGATGATTCAAGAGGAAGATATACCTACCTTGGCGGCAGCACGACCGGTGGAGCAGTGGTGTACGACAACGGAATGTTTCTGTACAGCCACCACTCCACCGACCCCTGCTGCGGCAGGTTAGTCAACGCCTTCGACTTGGTGCGCCTGCACAAGTTTGGCGACCTCGATGATGGCGCTGACCCAAACACGCCCACGAACAGGCTCCCATCCTACACGGCGATGTGCAACCTCGCTGTGGAGGACGCGCGGGTCTCCCGGCAGCTTGCAAAGGAACGGGCCGATTCTGCTGTCAGCGATTTCAGCGGCCTGACCGAATCAGCGTCGGCCAGCGAGGGCGATAACCTCGACTGGACAATGGACTTGGAGCTGAACCGGCAGACCGGCACGATTAAGGCTACCATCGACAACATCTGGCTCATCCTTGAAAATGACCCGAACCTCCGGGGCAAATTCGCGCTGAACGAGTTCGCCGGACGCGGCGAAGTGCTGGGAGACCTGCCGTGGAGCGCGTTTGACAAAAGAAGGGGGTGGACAGATAACGACAATCAGGGCCTCTACTGGTACTTCGAGAAGGTCTACAAGATTACCGGCAACGGCAAAATCGACGGCGCTCTGTCCCTGCACAGCGAAAAGCACAAGTTCAACGATGTGCAGAACTATCTCACCTCGCTCACGTGGGACGGCTATCCGAGGCTCGATACGCTGCTTGTGGAGTATCTGGGGGCTGAGGACCGGCCTTACACCCGTGCCGTCACCCGAAAAGCGTTTACGGCGGCGGTAGCGCGGGCTATGGAACCGGGGTGTAAATATGACACCATGCTCATTCTCGTAGGGCCGCAGGGCATCGGAAAGTCTACGCTCCTCGACAAGATGAGCAAGGGATGGTTCAACGACGGCATCCGCACCTTTGAGGGCAAGGAGGCCAGCGAGCTGCTGCAAGGCGTGTGGTTGGTCGAGATCGGTGAGCTGGACGCCTTCAGGCAATCAGATACCGCCCGCATCAAGCAGTTCCTGTCCCTGCGGGCAGACCGATTCAGAGCGGCCTACGGGCGTCATGTCAAGGAGCTGCCGCGCTGCTGCGTGTTCTTCGGCACCACCAACACGGCTACGTTCCTGCGGGACCGCACAGGCAACCGCCGGTTCTGGCCGGTGGACGTGGGCGTTCAACCGCGGCTGAAGCTCGTGTGGGAAGACCTCGAAAACGAAGTTGACCAGATTTGGGCCGAGGCCATGATGCGGTGGAGAATGGGCGAGAGCCTTATCCTGTCTGGCGATTTGGAGAAAGATGCAATGCTGGAACAGGAATCCCACCGGGAAGTCAGCAGCAAAGAGGGCATCATCCTCGATTTCGTGGACCAGCCTGTGCCGGAGGATTGGCAGAAGTGGCCGCTGGACAAGCGCCGGCTGTTCCTTAATGGCACAGTGGAGGGCAACGTGACCCTCGTACCGCGAGACAGGATATGTGCCTTGGAGATTTGGTGCGAAGCCTTCGGGGGGCAGCCAAAAGATTTCCGGTACTCGGAATCCGCTGAAATCAACGACATCTTGCGGGCCATGCCCGGATGGGAGAAAACGCCGAATGGCTTGCGTTTCGGGTACTGCGGGTATCAGCGCGGATTCCTGCGCAGCAGAGGGAGGTAACGCCAAATGAGTAAGAGAAGCGACTTGGAGATCGTCAAGGACTGGCAAACCGTCCAAACTGAGTTCGAGGCGATGGAGCGGATGTCCTGCGTCCCTGCGGGCATCCGCAAGGTCCGGGCTGACCACATCTTCGATGAGGAGAGGTCTGTCCGCTGGAACCGCAAAATGGTGGAGAAGAACAACGCCGAGTATCAGGCAGAGGTGGCGCGGCTCAATACCGCGAAGAACAAGCGCCGCGACGCCATCCTCGAAGACATCTACCGGCTGATTCAGGAGGACGTGGGCCGCGACCTATCACGGGTCAAGGCCCAGCGCCTCTGGGCGTATGCGTGGGAGCAGGGCCATGCCAACGGGTTCCATGACGTCTACTGCCACCTTCAGGATATGGTCGAGTTGGCACGAATGCTCTTAGAGTGAGCGCGGAGGTAATCAGCATGGTGGTGAAAAAGGCTGGCGGCAAAATCTATGGCGCGGTTCTCACGTCTGCGGAGAAGAAGGCCATGAACATGGAGATCGAGAGGCAGCTTGCGGAGTACACGCGGAAGCACGAGGTCGAGCTGAACGCGATGATTCTGTATGTGCTCCACGAGCAGCTTGGCTTCGGTGAACAGCGGCTGCGGAAGTTCTTCGACCGGTTCTCGGTGGAGATTGACGCGCTGGTCAAATACTACGAGATGGACGATGAGGACGCCGAGTGGCTCTGCACCAGAAAGCTACTTGATATGGGCATCGACGTGGCGAAGTGGGTCGCCGACGCTGAAACATTGGGCTGAAACATCTTGTGTCGATTTTACCGCAAGTCTAATTTCGGGAAAAATTAGAGAAGTTCAGGGCGGAAAGTCGTTCACAGTTTGTTCAATGTTTCAGGCGTCGAATGTTTCAATGTTTCGCCGATGTTTCAGCAATGTTTCAGCGGAAATCCGCATGATTACTGGCTTTTCTCCGTTTTGAAACATTGAAACATTCATTCCTATAAAAGATTAAAAATAGAGAGATTAGGGAGATTAGGGGATTACCCGTATATCTCTAATACGCCTAATTCGCCTAATTCGCGCTAAGTTACGCGCGCGCGAATGTTTCAGGAGGTTCATATGAAAGAAAGCTATATTGAGGGGCGTCTTGTTGAAGGCGTGAAAAGGCTCGGCGGTATGTGCTTGAAGTTCGTCAGCCCCGGTACTTTAGGGGTGCCTGACCGAATTGTCATTACGGCAAAAGGCCGAATCATCTTCGTCGAGCTGAAAACTGAAACGGGTCGCCTTGCGAAAATCCAGAGGTACACGATTGGCGAGATGCAGAAGCGCGGTGCAGATGTCCGCGTGGTCAAAGGCATCGACGAGGTGAAGGAGCTGCTTGCCGAGATCGGAGGGATGCAGGGATGATATTCAATCCGTACCCGTATCAGCAGTATTGCATTGACAGCATCATTTACAATCGGGCAATCGGCCTGTTCCTCGATATGGGGTTGGGCAAGACGGTCATCACTCTGTCAGCCATAAAGGACCTTCGGTACAATCGGTGGGAGGTTGCAAAGCCTCTCATCATCGCACCGAAGAAGGTGGCCGAGGCCACGTGGACTACAGAGGCCGCAAAGTGGGACCACCTGAAGATGATGCGGGTCGTGCCTATTCTCGGAACGGGCCAGCAGCGGCTTCGGGCGTTGGCTACGCCGGCAGACGCTTACGTGATAAATCGTGAGAACGTGACATGGCTGGTCGAACATTTCAAAAATGCGTGGCCGTTCGATATGGTAGTGTTGGATGAGAGTTCGAGTTTCAAAAACTCCCAAAGCAAGCGGTTCAAGGCGCTGCGGTTGGTTCGCAGCAGAATCCATAGAATCGTGGAGCTGACCGGCACTCCATCCAGCAACGGCCTCGAAGATCTGTGGGCGCAGATTTATCTGCTGGACGGCGGAGCGCGGCTGGGCAAAACATTGGGCGCATATCGTGACCGGTATTTCGTCCCCGGAAAGCGTAACCGCACGACCATTTTCAGTTACGACCCGAAGGAAGGCAGCTTCGAGATGATTAAGCGGGCCATCAGCGACATCTGCATCAGCATGAAGGCCAGCGACTACCTTACCTTGCCGGATGTCATACATAACGACATTCCGGTGGCTCTCGACGCTGCGGCTAAGAAAGCCTACGCCCAGTTGGAGACCGACCTACTGTTGCAGGTGGATGAAAACACCATCACGGCCCAGAGCGCCGGCGTCCTGACAGGAAAGCTCCTTCAGCTTTGCAACGGGGCGATTTACGACGAGAATCGGAATGCTGTGGCCGTCCACAACTGCAAAATCGACGCTTTTATGGAGCTGATTGAGCAGCTAAACGGGCAACACGCTTTGGTGTTCTATAATTTCCAGCATGACCGCGACCGGCTTGTGGAGGCTTTGGCGAGTACGAAGTTGCGGGTGCGCGTTTATTCTCGGGCGCAGGATGAGATTGATTGGAACAACGGTGAAATTGACGTCCTGCTTGCCCACCCAGCGAGCTGTGGCTACGGGCTGAATCTTCAGCGCGGCGGGCATCACGCCATCTGGTTTGGGCTGACGTGGAGCTTGGAGCAGTACGAGCAAGCCAATAAGCGACTGCACCGGCAGGGGCAGGAGCATCCGGTGGTCATCCACCACCTGATTGTGCAAGGCGGCATGGATGAGGCCGTCTTGGAAGCCCTTCACGATAAGGGCGATATGCAGAACGCGCTGCTGAACGCGCTGCGCGTCCGCATCAGCAAAATTCGCAGTTAAAAAAGAAGGAGGCAGATGACCATGATTGGAACAGAAGAAATCGCCGAAATCGTGAAGGTAGCGGCTGCCGAGGTGCTTGCCCGGAAGGACGAGATTCTCGATGAGGAGTATGACGCCCGGTATCACGACGTCAACCTGCTGATGAAGAACTACCGGAAGCTGAAGGCCCACTACTCGAACGTGTCGCCGGAGACCTTGGAGGTCAGCGCCATCTGCTCGATGCGCCGGAAGACCGGCTTGATGATGAGCCACGTCGATAAGATGCTGGCCGCGTATGAGGCCATGTGCAAAGGCTCCATCAACCCGGACGAGGGTCGTCGGTGGGAGGCCCTCTACCTTCGCTATATCGACAGCAAGCGCATGAGCGTGGATGACATCGCCAGCCAGTTGAACATTGACAAGCGGACCTTCTACCGCGACATCAGCAAGGCGATGGAAGATATGGCTGTGCTGCTGTTCGGCATCGAGGCCATCGGCTCGTGGAAGCATAAGCGTGGCTCAGACGGAAAAAGGTAATAAAATCAGGAGGTTTTCGCCAGTCGGAGACCTCCTATTTTGTTACGTGAAATCGTCTTTTGCGAAAATTTTTTCGGAAAAAATTTTAGAAATTCATTGACATTCACGACTTAAAGTGCTATAATAAGAGTGTAAAGAAAAAGAAGGAACCCGACGAGAGAACGGAGGTTGAGAAAAATGACAGCAGCAGTTCGAGACTGCATCAAAGCAGAATGTGAATACCGAGAATGGCGCGAATGCCCGCTTTGGTATTGCGTCAAGACCAAGCTCAGAGCCGACGGAAAAGTCGAGAGCGAGATCATTTCGGACGAGAAAACCAAGATTGCGATTGCAATTCAGAGCGCGGACAAGCCGCTCGATGGGGTTTTCGAGGATGCAAGCGGAGTTACATATTACACCTATCACGCAGGTTATGCGGAGGCCGCCAAGCAGGTTGCGTTGGCAAAAGCAATGTAGGCAAATGCAGCAGACCATTTCAGTCATTTACATCACCTTCTTTCACACCACCTGTGCGGTGGCTTTTTCTTTGCCTGAAATCGTACTGATAGGTGAAAATAACGCCGTCAAGCGCAGTTTCTCGGTAATACATTCCGTCCGCATACCACTCGCGCCGAATCTCCTCACCATCATTCAATCCCGGCAGGTTTGCCTTTGCCATGTTTGCAAGTTCTGCCGCAACCGCAAGCAGAACCGAAGGGAGGGCGCTCACTTCCCCTGATTTACGTCATCAGCGAGAAGCTCCTCGATGGTGCAACCATAGAGCTTCGCAAGCTGGGGCAGCTTGTCGGCCCTCGGCTTTGCAAGTCCGCGCTCCCATTTACTGACTGCGGATTCCTTTACCCCCACGGCCTTGGCGACCTCACGCTGGGTGGGGATGGCTCCGCGAAGTCTCCGCTCTCTCATTACGTTCATCTTTTCACCTCCTGAACGGTTCCATGCGGTGGGTTTCTGTACTTACATTCTCATTATAGCACTGCATTTCCTGAATGTCAACTCCTATTCTCAAATTTTCCGAAAAATTTTCCCCTGTTGACAATGTGAATTAAAAGACATATAATAGACTTTAAGGAAAGGTGGTGTCCTTATGGACGGATTCGGAGAACGACTGAGACGCCTGCGAAAAGAGCGCGATATTACCCAAGGCCAGCTTGCTGAAGTTATCGGCGTGGTCCCCTCGGCAGTAGGAAAATACGAGCGCATCCCGCAATCATACCCCAGCGTAGAGGCTCTTATGAAGATTGCGGACTACTTCGACGTCAGCATAGACTACCTGCTTCGGGGCGTACAGGCTGCACCCTCGGTGGAGAATAACCTGAATGGGCAGATGCTGAACAGCTCCTTTGTTCAGGCAAACCACGGGGGCGTTGTCTTCAACGGTGATTCGCAGAAGGCGATTTCCCCAGAGGCGATAGAGCTGCTTCGCATTTATGAAACCCTGAGTGGCCGTGACCGTTTGAAGCTGCTGAACATCGCAGTGGAGTTGGAAGGAGGCTCGAAATGAGAGTAATGCTCGACATCAAGCAGAAGTGCTCATTCTTCTGGCTGCGGGGCATCCGACGCGCCCGCATTGATAAGTGCTGCGCGAAATGCTTTATCGGCGAAGTTTACCACGAAGTTTATGACGGAACACGCTTTAAGGAAAAAGCCCACGTGGATCTGGAACTCCCGCCGGACAGCAGCATAAAAGCCTACTATCTCTGCGGCCTCAGCCGCGGGTTCAAGTACGAAGACAATACCCACGTTGCCTTCGTCCCTTGCGCTGGTCAGAATATCGAGATTGAGAATGACCGGATTCGCCTTGTGATTACTGATGCTCGCCAAATTGATTTCCAGAGCTACAAGCCGAATCCTGCGGGCGAATACACAGATGAGCAACGCACCTGCCGCAACTGGATATTCGCCAACTACTTATTAGACGGGATGCCGCTTTGAACCGCGCAGCCCTCTACATCCGTGTTTCCACACTGGAACAGGCGCAGGAGGGCTATTCCGTCGGCGAGCAGAAGGAACGCCTGATTGCGTACTGCAAGGCCAAAGACTGGATTATCGCGGACATCTATGTGGATGGCGGGTACACCGGCAGCAACCTGAACCGGCCCGGCATCCAGAAGCTCATCTCCGAGACGGACAAGTTCGACCTCGTGCTGGTCTACAAGTTGGACCGTCTCTCCCGCTCCCAGCGGGACACGCTCTACCTCATCGAAGAAGTCTTCCGGCCAAAGGGCGTGGACTTCATCTCCATGCAGGAGAGCTTCGACACATCGACCCCATTCGGCAAGGCCATGATTGGCCTCCTCGCTGTGTTCGCCCAGCTCGAACGTGAGCAGATAAAGGAGCGCACGTGGATGGGCCGCGTAGCCCGCGCCAAGACCGGCCTCCACCACGGCGGGGGCCATATCCCCATCGGCTATGAGTACGAGGACGGGCATCTCGTCATCAACCCGTATGAGGCCGAGCAGGTGCGGAAGATATACGAGTGGTATCTTGCTGGTGATTCCCTAAAGACCATCACCGACAAACTTCAGGAGGTGGGGTACACGAACAAGTACAGCAGCTACAACTCATGGACCAGCGTCCGAAACATCCTCGGCAATGAGACCTACACCGGACGGCTGCATTTTGGAGATGTCATAGTGGATAACGCACACGAACCTATCATCAGCAAAGAACAGTTCGACGCGGCGCAGGTTCTCCGTGGCAAGCGGCAGGAACAGTATGGCGGTCAGGCGTTCCAGTCCAAGCATCTGCTTGCCGGCCTCATCTACTGCGGCCACTGCGGAGGCAGATACTACCTACGGAACACCGGCAAGTATTCCTACTACGCCTGTTACTCCCGCACCAAACAGATGAAAAGCATGGTGAAGGACCCGAACTGCATGAACAAGATTTGGAAGGGTGCGGAGCTGGAAGCCATTGTGGACGCCCGGATTCGGGAGCTTCTCAGCTCACCGGAGATGGCCGCAGAGATCGCTACCAGCCGCTCCAAGCCCGCCCCAGTCAGCAAGAACGCAGACATCGAAAAGAGGCTCCGGGAAATCGACAAGCAAATCGGCAAGCTCATGGAGCTGTACCAGCACGACGATATACCGCCCGAGCTTCTGGGCGAGCGTATCAACAAGCTCTACAACGAGCGCACCGCTCTGGAATCCACCCTTGCCCCGGTGGTCGAGGATGAGGCCATGCCGTTCGATTTGGTGGAGGCCCTCATCTCGGATGCCGCGCAGGTCTGGGACTTCGCGGACGAGAGCCAGAAACGCCGCATCCTGCAAAGCCTTGTGTCCCGCATTGTGCTCACCGACGATGACGTCAAGATTGAGTGGGCCTTCTGACAGCAACGAAAAAAGCCCTACCGCTGCGTGAGCGGTAGGGCTTTCCTGTTACTTCTCTGAAGACTGCGCGATTGCGTTCTGCACAACGGCGGCTGCGGTCGCAGCAGCAGTGCTGGCGGCAACCGATGTAGCATTCGCAGAGCTGGCGCTTTCCAGTGCCGCAGTAGCGGCGGGCAGCGCCTTCTGCTTGCGTACCTCGGCCTCAATGTAGGTGGTGAGGTACTCGGTCAGATCGCCATAGGTTTCCTCGATAAAGGCTTTGGTTGCGGGGCTGATCGCCTTGATACAGGCGGCAAGCGCCATAGCAAGGGCCTGCTTCTGAGCCTCCGCGTCAAAGCTGCCGGCCTTCTTCAGTTCATCGACATAGGTCTGCGAAACGGCAGACACAGCGATACTGACGATGCCGGTAACTTCCTCGATGACGTCTTTCAACAGGGTGCTGTTGGTCTCTGCTGCGGCCTGTTCGCCCTTCTTCTTGACGAAGGCGGCGACGAAAGCGGACAGCGCGGTCACTGCGGCGGTAACAACCGCCATCAGCAGGTTAAAGACAGCTTCATTCATCAGTCGTACTCCTTACATTTTGGTGCAGTAGTCAAGGCTGACCCAGCCAGCGCCGGATTTCAGCTTGCCCCACTTGCTTGCGCCGGCCCCTGTGGATTCCTCCACAATCGTGTAGACACCGGGTTTGATGAATCCCTTGCGGGCGTAGCCGGTGCCGGGGCCAGACCGGATGTTGAGGTCGGTAGCGGTGATTCTCACCAGATAGTTCACGTCTGCGGAGCCGCCCTCCACCGAGATGGTGTTGGCGTCTACCCAGCCGTACACGTTGCTGGTGGCGTCCGTGTGGATGACGTGGTACGGATGCTTGGCGTTGGCAGAGATAGCCGTAATCTTGGCCGGCCCAGCCTTGGCCGCAGAGCCGCTGGCGGCGTTGGCGCTGGTGTAGTGCTTGCCACCGGCGAAGTTGACCACCGTGCCGATGTCCAGCCCCGCAGCAGGGGTGCTGGGGGTCGAGGGCGCGGAAGGCTGCGCGGTGGAGCCACCGAGCTGCGCCGTGACCTTGCTTGCGAGGTCGCCCATACGGGCGTACATCCAGTCGCCGGGGCAGCTCTTGTTGGCGAACCATCGGTGGACGGTCAAGACCATCTCGTCAGACTTGGGGGAGTAGTTGAGGGTCTTGTTCTTGTCGCCCAGCCAGAGCAGCTTCTTCTTGCCGTTGCGCTTGCAGATGTCCACGCAGAGCGTGATGAGCTTCTGGTACACGACATCCTTGAAGGCATACGGCGCGGTGGTGTCGGACGCGCACTCGATGGTCACGGCTCGCTGGTCGTTGGCGTTGGAGGACGTACACCAAGAACGATTGCCCTCATCCACGCACAGCAGCACCCGGCCATCCACGCCGATACCGTAGTTGCAGGACGCCTGACGGGACGTAGGCGCGAACACGTTGCCCAGCGTTTCCACAGAGCACTGGCCTACTACGCAGTGCGGGGTGATGCGGTCGATGGCGTGGGTACGCGCCCCAGAATGATTCGGACTGAGTTTCGTATAGTTTACGAGCGAACTGTTGCTCATGCTATTACCTCCATTCGCGGGCGTTGCGTACTTGTCGTAGTAGGACTGACCGTACCCTGCCCGCTTGATTTTGACTGCCTCACCCTGATTGGCAGGGCGCTCAAAGTTCAGCAGGACACTGTCGCTGGCAGTCCGAACGGCAGTCGCGGTTTTCAGGGTGGACAACACAGACTTGTAGCCAGTGGAAAGCTCCTCAAACAAAAAATCGAGCTGCATATCCAAGTCCCCGATGGACTTGCCGGCAGCCCGAGCGAAATTCAGCAGATTCTGTTTTCGGCTCCAAAACGTCCACTGGGCAAGGCCGTAGCCCGCGCTGTCGTGGATGAAGTTCTGATACTTCCCGCTGTCTACGGCGGCAGTGTACGCCGCATCCGTGTAGCCCAGCTTCTTCTCATACGTGTTCTGTAAATTCTGCGGATTCAGGCCGCTCTCGGCATAGAGGTTTCCCATCAGGCCGGCAGCACCGGCAGCAGACAGGCCCTTAGCCAAGAGGTAGTCCCAAATCCTTTTTTCGTTGGTGCTCATCGCGCCTCAGTCCTTTCGCTGTGGGTCAGCCCACGCCCGCAGAACCGTCACTTGTGGTATCCGAGGAGGTGTCCACGGTGCCGCCGCTTCGGTACACGGGCCTGTCGGGCCAGTGGTTGTTCTTGCTCAGGTTTTCGACGGCAGACTTGATGGCGTAGGCAAGAACCACGCCGATAATCTCCGTCACTGCGACCTGAGACAAGCTCTCAGCAATCTGCATCTTATCGAGGGCTGCGAGGATGTAGCTGCACCACACCCACGCGAACCCGTTGGCGAGACAGATCCACACGACCATCTTCATGGTCTCCCGCTTCTTCCTGCCCGCAGAGCCAGTCTTCGACTTCTTGCTTTTGTGCAGCCCGGAGACTGCGCTGCGAACAATCAGAGCGCCGAGGAAAACGAACGAAACGACGCCTACGCCGGCGAGGACGGCGATGAGGATATTCCAGCCAGCTCCCATAAATCACACCTCCTTCGCATTGACTGGCGATGCCGTCAGCTTTCGCCGTGCTTGCTGCCGGGATATTTCCGTCCTGGGATTTGCTCACCGATGTCCACGATTTTCAGCAAGTTCATCGCCGGCTGAACAACAGAGTGGATGTACCCATCCCCGCCTACATCCTCGTAGTCACTGAACATCTCCCAAAACGCCTCGGCCTCCATCGAGTTCCACGCGCCGGCAGGATTGCAAGCAGGGTCGGTGTAATACCGGTAGCTCTGAAGCAGACGGTCTCTAAGGCGATTCCGCTCTCTGCGGGTCGTATCGTCCTCCATCTTCTTCAGCCGCTCGATCTGCTCGCTCTGCGCGGAACGCAAGGCGTCGATTTCTGTCTGCAACTCCTTTTGGACCCGCAGACTTTGTGCGCGGTACTCAGGGTACTTGCTTACGGCGTCAAGGGCGGTTTTGAGCTGCTCGTCCTTCTTCTTACCTGCCTCATACCTGCCTATCAGGTACTTTGACAGCTTCCTGTAAATCAGGTAGCAGAACAGGACAGCAAGCAGCAGTTCGACAACACTGAGTACCGTGATGCTGCCGAACACCTCCTTGAACTCATCAAATCCAGTCAATGGCATTACCTCCCACCCGTAGTCTGAAAAAGCCGGCGGCCCTACACGGACCGCCGGTATTCAGCCATATTTACGTCGCCGACGAGCGCCTGCAAACGGGCGGCAAGTGCCTCATCTTCCAGAGCCTGCGCCCCGAGCTGCTCTAACACCTCGGCCTGAGCCTTGATGATGCCAGCTTGCCGGAGGCAGATGTCGGCCAATTCTTCGATGACGCTCATTCGGCGACAACGTACTGCTCGCCGGTGATTTCCGCATAGCGGTCGGCGGTAATCTCGCCGTCCTCCACGCGGGACGCCAGCTCAGTCTTGACGCCGCTCTTGCGGTAGTCGGGAACGGAATCCCAAACCTGCGTACCGGCAATCAGCCGGTTGGCCCAAATCTTATTCATCAGTTTGTACCTCCTTCAGAAATGGCGAATGTGCTGACGAGAGAATCCAGCTCGCATACGGCGTCCTCAATGGCGCTCATACGCTCGTCGTTCATTTCGTCCTGCTCACACATGGCGGCCTCGATCTCGCTCATCCGGGTGCCGGTCAGCTCGTCCTGCTCGCACAGGGCGTCTTCCAGCGCGGCGGTGCTCTCCACGACCTGCTGCACGACCGGCCCGGTCTTATCAACGACCCGGTAGTGCTTGTCGATTTCGTACCAGTCGTAACAGTTGCCCTCCACGTCCTCGGCGCTCTCGATTTTCCGCACGATGCGGAAGTTATCGGTGATGGTCTGGTCAGGGAAGGTCTGCTCAATCTGGTGGAACCCGGTCAGGTCGGTGTGGGAATCGCCTTTAGTTTTGAGGACTTCGATTTCGCCCTGCGTTCCAAATACGTATTCCAAGTGAGTTCCTCCTTTCGCTGCTTCTGCCGGATGATGCGCTTCAGCTCACGCATGAGGCGTTCACCTCGGAACAGCATCCGATACAGGTTGTGGTTGTTGCAGTGTTTCAACTGCCCAAGGCGGGACAGCAGACTTGCCGCCGCTCCTGCCAAGATGCGCTTTTTCAAGCGCCTCCGCTTGCGGTAACGGGCGATGGCCCGCTTGATGCGGAGAAGGTTGTGCTTGCGCGGGATGGTGTAGCCACGCCCATAACGATAGCCCACCGCATCGGGCATACGCTCTTTCGGCCTCTCATACCCGCGCCGTGGAGGGTCCAGCGGGATGCGCGGATGCCTCCTCACCGTCGGGAATATCTGCCAATCGTCTTTGAGCCGGAGCTGATGGGCGTTCAGCCAAGTCTCCACGAGCACACGCAGCTTTTTGAGCTTGCGCTTGCTCGACCCAAAGATAGTCAGGTTGTCCATGTAGCGGACATAGTGCTTGCACAGCCCGCTCTCACGGATGAGCCTGCCCATCGGCTGCAAGACCGTGTTGGCAAACCACTGAGAGGTGTAGGCCCCAATCTGTACGCCGTCCTTTACGACGCGCCAGATGAGGTCAAGAACGCGGCGGTCTTTGATAAGCTGGCGCATACGGTCCATCACGACCTCCGGCTGCAAGCTGTCGTAGAAATGCCGGATGTCTCCGCAGAACTCATACTTCGTCCCGCGAGGGTCTTTGTCCATCCAGATCTCGATGGCTTTCCGGGCGTGATGCGGACCACGGTCGCGGATGCTCCCGCAGCAGTAGTAATCCATGCCGCGCATGAACACAGGCTGCAAGACCTGAATCAGCGCGTGGTGGACGTACTGGTCCGGCCACTGGGCCGGCTCGCTGACCGTGCGCCACTTCCGGGCGCTGGCGTCCCACCGCTGGGACACGTGAGGTTTCTTCTGCTCGAAACCGTCGATGATGATTTGCCGCAGCTCCACGACGCGCTCCTCCTTCGTCTCCTCCACCCATGCGGTGATGGAGTTCGGGCGGTGGTGCGTTCGCCAGTGGTGGGTGCGGTTCACCTCGTCGATGGCAAGCAGCAGGTTGTCAGCAGATACGAGCTTCTCAAAGAGATTCTTTGCTCGCTTCACAGGGATATTTCCTCCTTTTAGCTGTACGGGCTTTCCAGCGCCTCCGCAGAGGTGTACTAACCCGCTCCCCAAATTTGCTTATCTTCACCAAGGGGTGCGCGACTACCTGTGCCGTGAATGGAGGATTAGCAAAGCACAAAAAGGATGCGGCAGCCGATGTTCGCGTTCGAGTTCGAGACGTCGTTGTAGTTGACGTAGAACAGGCCGTGGTTGGTGTTCTGGTTGTAGTTGCCACCAACGTAGAGGCACGGGTTCGACGAGTTGAAGTTCCAGTTATCGCACGTAACCCAGAACGATGACATCGGCACTGCACAGGTAGCCCCGGTTGGTCCCCGCGCCTACGGCGCGGGTCCCTTATGAGGGGGCTTCGCCCCCTCAAACTCCCCCATTAGGGGAGTTCTTGGAGGCGGCAGCCGATGTTCGCGCTCGAGCTCGAGACGCCGCCGTAGCCGACGCAGAACAGGCCGTGGACGGTGCCCTGGCTGTAGTCGCCACCAACGCAGAGGCACGGGTACGACGAGACGAAGTACCAGCCATCGCACGAGTACGTAGAATCGCTGCCGTTCGCCGCAGTGGGAATGAACAACGGGAACCCGCCATTCGTCTTCACTGTAAACTTGGAGGGGTAGCCGTTCGACGGGGTGCCGACACTCACGCCGTTGGCGCTGTCGCTGAACTGGTTGGGATTCTTGATGACGTTCAGGCCGCTGCCGTTGTAATAGCAACCGTCCATCCAGTCGTACACGTTATCCCACAAGCCCTCGATGTTGCGGTACTGGCAGCAACTATACGAGGTGCGGGAGTTCTGCGTGGTGCCGGTGTGGTACGGCATACTGTCCGTCGCGCCCATGTTGAACTTGCTGCCACTTGGAGAACAGCCGTACCCGATTTTCGCCTGAGAGTTCCAGTCGGCGAACTCTACGATGTAGAGCAGCCAGATGGTAAAGCGCATGGCGAAGTCCATCTGCCAGATGTTCGAGCCGAGATTATGGATGCTGGACCGAGCAGACGAACGGGTGATGTCGGCTTTGGGCTGACCACCGGACTGGCTTTTCCAGTTGCTCGTGTGGCAGTGATAGCGACCGATGTACACGACATCGCGCTCGCCCTTGCCATCGCCCCTGTCCATGTGGGCGGGGGAAACAGAAAAGCCGCTCTGCGCTCTGTCGGCGATCTGGATTTTCAGGCCGTTGCCGTTCTGGGTCAGCTTGTACCAGAACTTCGGGATGGCGACCATCGTACCGCCGGTGCGCTCGCTCTTGACCATGCCCGCCCACGGCTGCAAATCGTCGAAGGGAGAGCTGTACTTACTTGCGCCCTTCACATACGGCACGGGGTCAGTGAAGCCCGCCGCCTCATCGGTGCGGGTCCACTTGGTCGTGCTGCTGCCATCCCAGCTCGCGCCGTAGATGTGGACCATGTTGGTCACATTGACCGTAAAGGTCTTGTTGGCGGGAGCGTTGTGGTTCGTGCCAGCCGCGACCTTTACGGTTACAGTCACGTTGCCCTCATCGAGCGCGGTGACGTTTACCTTGTTGCCGCTGACCGACACGCTGACGACATCGGGGTCGCCGGACGTGGCGGTAATCACACCGTCACCGACACGGGTCACGGTGACAGCGCCAGTGGGCGTATCTCCGTCCAGCGACAGCGAAGTCGGATTGAGGCTCAGAGAGCCAGCAGCCTTGGCAATGCTCCACGCCACGGTCTTGGCTGTGGTGGTGCCGTCGCTCCACTGGTAGCCGGGCTTCGGAGTGAAGCTGGCGTTGTAGCTGCCCGCGTTGGTGCCGCTGGTCGTGCCGCCCAGTGTCAGCTCGGCGCTGTTGTAATCGTCGAACGTGGGGGTCTGCGCCTGACCGGTGTAGATCAAGCTCTCGCCCTGAGACGGGATGGCCGCAATGGGGATTTTGACGGTGGCGGTGTAGTTCTCGCCGGCCTCCGTCACGTTGACCTCTACGGACGCAGAGGTCTTGCCGGAAATTGTGGCGCTTACCGTGTATTTGCCGGCCTTCTTGACCGAAATCGCGGCAACGCCGCTGCCGTTTGCGGTGGCACTGTAGATACTGCCGCCGAGGACAGCCTTTGCCTCCGCACCGGGGGCGGTCGTGACCGTGATGGTCGCGGTGAACACGGCCAGCGTGACTTCATACTGGCCAAAGTACGCGCCGGTGGTCACGGTTGCGGAATACTGCTCGCCAGACGCGGTGCTCGCGCTGACGGTGTACTCCGTGTTGCAGTTCTTGACGCTGACGGAATCCACAAGACCCTCCGGCACGGTGCCGGTTTTGGTGTCTCCCGCGCCGTCAGTGACCGTGTACTCCTGACCGGCGAACTCAGCGTCGAACGTGATTTTCAGAACACACCCGGAGCCGCCGCCCCCTTCAAGCGCTTCGTTTGCCTTCTCCAACGCGCTGTTGGCGATGGCGCGAACCGCTTCAAGCTCAGGGCCGCTGACGCCGGGTACGTTCACACTTCCATAGTTGCCCATAGGCTTACTCCTTTCCTTGCTGAATCCGATACCTCACAGAGATGGCACTGGCCGGGACCTGCAAGGCACGGAATCGGATTTTCCCGTCCAGCATCTCGCAGGTCGGGCAAAAGCCGCAGGCCACCATAACAGCGACGGATGCGGGGTCAGGATTGACCCTCGCTTCGTCATGTTCGGTCACGCCGGCAGCAGTGAGGTCATAGTAGTTCGGATAGGCGTTGGTGTCCGCTGACCATCCCGTTACCGGAATCGTCGCCGACACCTCCTGCGCCTTATCGGGCTTTTGCGCTTCGAGTTCCTCCAAGGCGTCCGCAGCCGCGTTAGCGACTTCGGCGATCTCGGCCTTTACCTTCAGCGCCAGAGATTTCAGATGGTTAAAGGCTACAACTGCCAATGTGTATCACCTCCTAAATATGGCTGAGGGACAGGCAACCCTCCACGACCCACCCGTCTGCCCGTCCTTCAGGCTTTACTGCTTAGGTGGTGGGGAAAACCTCGGCCAGCATCTCAGCGACCTCACCGTCGGTGGCGATAGTCACCACGGGGGTCTCAGTGCCGTTAATCTTGATGTTGCCAACGGTAGTGCTGGCCTCGACCTTGGTCGCACCAGCGGCGACGCCCTCGACCTTGGAGAAGTGCTCCTTGGACATCAGGCCATCAGCCTCGGCAGTAGCCTTCTGGTAGGTGGTGTCCTGTCCGGGGATGCCCAGACCAGTGATGTCCTCCTTGGTGACGGCAGTCACAGCGGTCACGTGGCCCAGCTCATCCACAGTCACCTTGTAGAAGCCGCTCGCAGCGGCGGTGTGAGAGGGGTGGGTGTAGTTATTCGCGCCCTCTGCGATGCCGTCCAGCTTGGTCTTATCGGCATCGGAGAAGTTGTTGTCCGACAGCACCTTGTCGCCGTCCTTCTGGACGTAGTTGGACAGGTCAACAGTGGTATCGTCCAGCAGAACGACCTCGCCCTCAACCTTGGCATAGATGTCGTAGTGCTGGGTCTCCTCGTTCAGCACGAGGTACAGCACGTTGTCCTGTGCGGAGGCAGCCTCGGGAACGGCGTCCACCTTCTCGAAGTGGGCATGGCCGGTGGCAGCGATAGCGGTCTGGATGGCCTGAGCTACCTGCGCGTTGGTCTGATACTGGGCGTCATTAGTGAGCTGGCTGACCTTGGTAGGGATAGCAGCCTTCAGGTTCGTAGCCAGAGACTTCAGATGGCCGAGCTTGGTGAGCTTGTTGACATCGTAACTCATGATAAAATCCTCCTAATAAGTTTTGGTATTATCTCAGGCTTCGGGGTCTTCCGAGCCAAAGATTTCGGAAATCATCTCAGCGACTTCGCCGTCAGTGGCGATGCGGTCATCCACGATGGCGTCTACGTCGCCTTCGAGGTCTCCGGTGCCGAGAGCTTCCAGCTCGCCGGCGGCGTTCTTAATCTGATAGACGGTGGAGACGCCTTCCTCCACCACAGCGATGACCTGACCGACATAGGCGGTCGGGTTGGTCTGTGCGTAGGTTTGCGCGTCGGACATAGAGTAGAACACCGAGTTTTTGTCCAGCGGGAAAGCATCCTGCCGGGACATACTCAGCGGGAACTCCATAAAGGCAAAACTCTTGTCAGAACCGTTGATAGCCATACTTCATTCCCTCCTCTCAGCCCAGCGTGACCTTCAGGGTCGCGGCATTCTCGTAAGGCACAGCAGGCTCAAACACCCACACGTTGTACGCAACGGCGGTGTAGCCCTCAGCGCCCTCTACATTGACGGAAGACTGCGTAAAGGTGCTGGTCACGTCGGCGTTCATCGCGGTCTCGTTGATGACCTTGGTCACGCCGGTCTTGCCAGCGATGCAGGCGATGACCACACGCTGCGCCCCGGCAGGGACGTTGATGGTCAGCGTACCGGCGGCATACGCTTTGTTGCTCTTGGTCAGGCCCCGGATGTAGGCACTGTCAACGGTGGGCTTCTCTGTGGTGGCCCCGTAGAAGTAGTTCCGGTAAGGCGTGTAGGCCCCGGTGGTCTTCTCCTTCGTACCGGAAGCGATGTTCACGGCAGGGTCAGAGGCGCTGCCGAGGTTGTCGTTGGCAGTCACACCAGCGCCGTGAGTGGCGATGGCCTTGTACTTCAGGGACGCCACGACGTTCTCGCCGCCCTGGTCTCCGATGATAAAGCCATTGCCGCCATTGTTATCGGAACCGGCGCTCAGGCTGGCAGCGTCCACGCTGGCGATCTGCTCAGTGCCGCCGTCAGTGATACGCTGCACCACCCAGTTGGAGGCGGTGACACCGGTCTCCGGGCCGTACTTGTAGCTGCCGGGGTTCAGATTGCCTGCCGTGTACGCAGCAGACGCCAGAGAGGTGCCGGCCTCCACAGCCTTCGCACCGGACAGGTTGAACCCGCTGATGCTGGGCTGGGCGGTGATAGTGGGCTGAAGGCGTTTGCTCAGGATTTCGGTGAACACGTCCAGCACACTCTTGCCCTTAGAGCTGAGAGTGGCGGTGCCGTCCGCGTTCTTGGTCAGGTTGCCGAACTGGGTGTAGTTGCCGGCCAGCGTGATGTCCTCCGGCATAATCACCTTGTCGGCATCCACATTACCGGTGATGCTCACCCAGTCCTCACCGTCGAAACGGTAGGCAGTCATCTCATAGGTGATGCTGTCCACCACAGTGACCACAGCAAACATATCTCCGGCCTTCGGGGTAATGCCGCTGTGCTCAGTGAAGTACGCCTCGATGACCGAAGCGTCGGTCGCTTTGAGGTCAGTCTTGGTGCCGGTGTAGACCGCACCACCACCCACACCGTTGAGCGCCTCAGCCAGATCGTCGTCGGTGACGTAGCCGTCCAGACTGACGGTGGTATCGTCGAGCAGCTCGACCACGCCGTCAATCAGGGCGTACACGTCATAATGGCCGGTCTCATCGTTGTGGACGAGGTACAGCACGTTTTCCTCAGCCGCGCCAGCGTCAGGCACGGTATCGGACTTCTGGAAGCGGGCGTGGCCCGCTTTGGAAATCGCGGCGAGATATTCCGTCTTGATGCGGGTCGCCGTGTCCTTCAGGGCTTTTACGTTTACGACCTTGGTCTCGTCATAAGCCATATTTTGGTCTCCTCCTGTTTCTTAGTTTTGCGGTTCGTCTTCCTTGGGCGGGAACACCTCGTCAAGCATCTGCTTCGTGTCGCCGGTTGTCACGATGGCCTCGTCGGGAAGGCCGGAGCCTTCATACGAGAGTGTGCCATCGGGCGTGGTGGAGAATCCGTCGCCGAGTTTTACGCCGCCCAAGCGGTCCTTAGTTGCTACTGGCAATACATAGGTGCCACCCCCTCCACTGATGCCGCCGTCGGCAGACAGCAACACGAGGGTAGCCGCCATGTCCTCCGTCGGCGCTTGCTGCGTCCAGAACCGCACCGCGCCGTCGAGCACACGGGAAGACGTGCTCATGCCGGCTGCTTTTGCGATGTTCTGAGCGACTTTATGCAACATGACCTGCGGAATCAGACCTTCTACGGCCTCATCAACGGGGAGGTCCAGATAAAGCTCTCCTTCCACAATGTCTTCTGCATCTTCCAAATCCTCGCTACTGGCCCAGCCAGTAGCAGGAATCGTGATTTCGACCTCGGCAACGTCGCCACCGCCGCCCAGACTGCCGCCATGAGCGTTGGGGTCGGTATTGTGGTCAGCAATCATCTGCTGCACCTGCGAGACCGTGGCGATGGCCTCCGGGTCGATAACGGCGGTCACGGCGTCAACATCGCCAACCGCCGCGATGAGGTCGAACGTGGCGAGCTTGCCCACGATAGAACTCGCGGGGCGAATCCACTCCGGCTCATTTTCAAGGGACAGGTAGGTAAACGGCACCTCACCATCGTCCGGGTCCTCGGCAAAGAGCACAATGTTCGTCAGGTAAAAGCCTGTCTCCACATTGTCGCTCTTAATCTGGACCGTGACTTGGCACTCACCGTCCACGGGGTTCGTGACTGCGGCAATCATCGCATCCATGACATATCCCGCAGGGCCGGTCATGGTCTTCGGCGTCATGCCTTCGGGAATCTGGCCGCTGCCCGCCGCCGCCCTCGTGTACTTCATCGAGCATCTACCCGCGAGGACTTTGCCAATCAGACTTACGCCGGTGAGGGAACCGTAGCTCCCGTCTTCAAACTTGGACATAATCGCTCCTCCTTCTTAGTCAATTCTCTTGGATTTGATGTGCGTGTGATAGACAACCCCTCCTGCACCGTCCTGACGGCCTCTGTGCACCCTTTTTACGTCGGGCGGGGTAGATGTCAGGGTAGGCGTCTGAACGGCTCCACGCGAGAGCTGGACGGGCATCTGGGCGGTCCTATCAGCACTGTACGGAGGAGGCGCGAACTTTGCCCCCAAAAACCCGCCAAAGTTGACGCCCAGCACTTCTGTGCTTTCTCTGTCTTGGCTCACCGGCACAACGGACACGTCCGTGTCCACGAACGCGCAGTGCAGCAAAGTCAGGTCGTAGCGGTAGGTGCGGTAGGTGCGGAGGTAGAGCCGCATCCCGACGCCAGCCACCAGAATCCGCTTGATAGCATAGGCAATAGGCTCAATCAGCTCCTCCCGGTCGGGAGAGAGCAGCGCGGTGTCCACGTACAGGGCGATTTTGGCCGGGAAGACGTCTTCCAGCAGCACATCGCTCTGCTCTACATCCAGCAGCATCGCCGCCGCCCGGATAACCGTGTCCGTGTCGCCGCCCGAAAGCTGGGCCATGATTTTTACCTTGATGGCGAGCCGGTAGAACCTATCGTCAGAGCTGACCCGCTTGACGCCGAAGTTCGCGCCGTAGCGGTCAAGCACAGAGCCGCTTGCATAGTCGAGGTCATCCCACAGCCGCACCAGCTCGGCCTGTTCCTCTACGGTTTCGAGGCCCCATGCGAGGATGGAGAACAGCTTGCCGATGTTGGTTTCCAGCGGGAGGCCCAACTGCACGTTGTCGTAGTCTTTCCGGCTGTATGCGCTGGTCAGCGCATACAGCATCTTGTTGAGGAACTTGCTGCTCATTCGACCATCACCATATCCTCATTTGTGACCGCCTTCTCGCGGGCCGCGATGGTGATATTCTGCCAACTGTAAGCCTCTCCGTCGGGGCTGATTTGCAGGTCGAAGTCTACGACGCCTTGGACCTTGAAAACCTCCGTCGGGAGAGCAACGCAGATGACGTTCTGGCCGATGTTCAGGCCGCCGCGTGTGTCGGAGCCGATGTACTCGGTGAGCCGCTGCTTGATTTGTTCGATGCCGTCCAGCGGGAAGGTGTTGTCGGTTTGGAGGTTGAACACCCTCACCCAGACATTCACCGGAGCTGGCCGGCTGAAGCTGATGTTCTTGATATTGCCGGCGGCGTCCACCACCGGCACGGTCACGTTTCCGAAGGTCTGGATGCCCGCGCCCTTCCTGCGGTGGATGGCCTTGGCAATCTCCTCGTCCAGCCCTCCGTACACCACCAGCTCGATGGAGTGAGGTGGCAGACCGCTGGCGTTGGTCTCGTCGGTGTCGTTCTCCTCGCCGGTCACGGCGATGACGGCCTCGACGTTCTCGTAGATCGCGGCGATGATGGCGTCGAGGTTGACGCCGCCAGCAAAGTCCGTGGAGACGTAGTACCGGGCGCGGAACTCATCGTCCGTCTCGGTGTTGCGCCCGCCCTCGAACGACGCGGCGTTCGTAACCGACGTGACGCCGGTCTTCGGGTTGGTGATAATGGTAATCATGCCGGCGTCCGTGTTCCCGTCAGGTCCGGCCACCACAGCGGAGGCCGGGAGCGTGATGCTGCCATCAAGGATGACGCCAGACTGAAGTGTGATGTACTGCTGCCCCGCGATGGTCTCCGCAAGGTAGCCCTCCGGGACCTCCGTGCCTACCTCGCCGGTGAAGGTGAGGTAGCCAACGGCTTTCTGCGCCCCGAGCAGCCGTAGGCCGATTGCCCGTCCAAGGTTGTACAAGCTGTGGCCTACCGCCGTGTCTACGAACCGGCTGTTGTAGACATCTTCGAGGGTGGAGAACAGGAGGTTGAGCATCCAAGCGTAAATCCGCAGGAAGATACCCAGCGGAGAGCGCACGGTCAGGTTGGCTTTGGAGCCGAACAGCTCACGCGCCTTGTATTCAAGCGCGTCCAGCAGCTCTGCGTAGGTGGGGCGTCTGAAACCGGCGTCAGTCAGGCCCCAGTCTGTGGTTTTCGCCATTATGCTGTCACCTCCAATGTTATGGTCTCTTTCGTTACGAGCGTCGCAGTGAAGGCCACGGAGACGCTCCTGCCGTCATAGGAGACGGTCATTGAATCAATCCGGGAGACGTCCGGTTCCTGAAAGATGGCCTCCCGCATGATTTCCTTGATTTCTTCCTCGTCCACGTCATTCTGGTTGACACCGAGAATCCGTTCATAGTCGGTGCCGTGAACGGAATCTGCGAAGAACTCAGCCTTCCACGTCAGCAGGGCGTGTCGGACGTTCTGGACCGTGGTGTCACGGTCAAAAATCTTCGTGAAGTGGCCTTCCTCGTCCAGCACCAAGTCGCGGGTCTCAGGGTCAATCAGCAGGGTCATATTTTCCATGCGCCGCCACCTCCTATACAGGCTGCCCGGTCATGCCGCCGGAATCGCCCGGATGGGTGTGGTGCGCCCCGCTGACGCTCTCCTCAGCCACGATGTCCTGTGAGGCCGTGATTTTACCCTCCACGTGGACGTCGCCCTTGATTTGCACCTCGCCCTTCGTGACGGCGACGTAGACGCTGCCGTCATCCGTTGCGAGGACAAGTGCTTCGCTGGGGAGGCCCTGCACCGTGTAGCCGCCCGCCACGATGCCACCGACAAACACCGCGTCGGTTGTGGCGTGGTTGCGTTCGGTGAGCGGCTGGGCCTCCTTCGCGCCACTCACAGTGCTGTCCATGTCGTGGTCGAGGTAGAGCACCACGCCCACATCGCCCGCCTTAATCCACGGGCGAATGATGAACCCGCCGCTGCGGGTGCAAGCGACGGGGATGCTCAGGATGGGCGGCTGGCTCTCATACTTGCCGTTCTGCAAGTGCTTGGACAGGGGCTGGACGTCAACCGTCATCTTGGCGGGGTCGAACGCCGTGACCGACACGACTGCCGCCACGCAGATGGATTCAGCCAGCCGCCGGTCGTGGATTTGCTGGTAGTTATAGGGCTTTACATTCGGCATCGGCTCACCTCCTAATACGGCCTCAGCTCCATCGAGGTCTCCCAGTCGCTGGTCCTGCCGCCGCTGTGCTTGCCTTCCACGACAATAAAGCGGCCATTCAGGTCAGCCGACTGGATTTTGATGACCTCTGCGGTAGCCACCCGGTAATTGAGCAGACAGGAACGGGAGATGGTGTCCTCATCCCGGTCCTCGCCTGTGGTCTGAGAGTTCAGGTCGGTCTCCACGGGAATCTGCACTTTCTCCTCATCGGCCCGGAGCAGCCCGTTGGCCGGTGTGAGCGTCAGGCCGTTGTCGATGCCATCATCGGCCTTGGTAATGTAGATTTGCCCGGTAGTCCGTATGATAAAGCGGCTCTTGCACTCGTTCACTACGATCTCCGTCAGCACCTGCTTCAGATTGCCCCGGCAGACCCGCCCGCGCGGGTAACTCACGTCGGTAGTCAGCTCACATTTCGAGACCTCAACGCCGAAGATGTTCAGCAGGTCTTTCACGATGGCTGACGCCTTGGAGTTCTGCACGTAGGTCTTGTTGATGAGCTTGCCGAGAATCTCGTCAGCACAGGGCTGGACGGTCAGCGTGGAGGTCCAGTCTACATTGGACTGCTTGTGCTTCAATCCGACTACTTTTCCAATCAAAATGCAGCCAACATCACCCTCGTACCCGGCGTTCAGGATAACCGGGTCATTTTTCTTGATGTTGGCGCGGGTATTCGCGGAGAGGTTCGTCACCGTCACCGTCGCCACCGGCGGCTCATCACTGTCATCAAACGGAATGCTGAACTTGAAGTCCAGCTCACCGAGCGTGTACTTCTTGTTTCCGATGACCAGCGTGGCCTCCCGAATCCAGAACGCCATCTCAATCCACCTTCCTCTCGTAGAGGTAGAGCTTGACTTCCTTGCCGAAGTTCTCAGGCGTCACCTCGGAAATCTCCTCGCCGGTGATGCAGACGGGGATGATGACCGGCAGCGGGAACCGCTCGTCTTCCACGACGTTGAACAGCGCCCTGCCATACCGGATGATTTCTCCGAACACAAGCACGTCACCGTTGAGGTCGAGAAGGTCTACGGTGAAGAACTTCCCGACCTCGTTGTACTTGATGGTGAACGTGTAGGTCTTGTCCGTCAGCTTGATGGAGAAAGAGTACGGCACCTTCGACACGTCAATGTCGATGTACTCAACGTCTTCGTTCAGGTCAATCAGTTGCAGCGCCATACTCTATCACCTCCTGTCAAACTGCCAGACCGTCGTAGCCGCCCGTGCTCCGCGTCAGCGGGGCAGAGCTGCTCGGCGTATCGTATGCCTCCCTGTAACGCTCTGCGCTGGCAGAGCTGACCGATTGCAGGGAGGCGGTGGTCATTCCCATGCTGGCGGTTTTCGCCAGCTGCTGGTTGTCCGTCTTGCCGGCATCCTGACTGGACATCAGGACTTCGGAATCCATCGGCACGAACTCGGACGAGACCAGCTTTACCTGCTTCAGCGTGGCTGAGAAGGACGCGCCGTTCCGGTTTTTGTAACTGCGGTCAAACTTCAGACTGGTGAACACGAGGTTCGTCATGCGGGTCACGCCGGTGTACGTGATGATGTCACGGGATTCCCGCATGGCCTTCAGTGCGTTGATGGCGCTGTCACCGCCCACGATGGTGCCTGAAATCGTAAGTTGGCCCGCAGCGTTGTTCACGTGGTCGTTGATGTCAGCCCCATCCTCCACCGGGTTGGAGGTCACGGAGCTGCTGTAGCTCTCGCTCTCTTTCTCGACCACGCCGTTTTCAAAAGGCACGAAACGGACCGTCCCGCCCTTTCGCCCGGTGAGCGTATAAGCCATTTCGACACCTCCAATCAGAAGGAATACTGGTTCTTCAGGGACATCTGCTGCAACTCCTCCTCACGGAACTCGTCATACAGCTCGCGGACAGTATCTCGCAGGGAATCGCGCATATTGTCCACGGTCTCCTCGGAGACCTCACCATACACGTTGACCGTGATTTGCGGAGAGAACGGCGTCACAGGGGAACCGCTGTCCGTGGGGAAGTCCGGGTCGCCGGTGTCGATGTCAACCGGCTGCGGTCTGTCACCAGAGCCGCCCTCGTCGCCCGCAGGGGCGGGCTGCTCAGGGCCGGTGACTTGGGTGACACCCACGCCGCTGGACAGCAGCCGCAACAGCTCCGGGCTTATCATGACGATCTGCGAGACCTGCCCGGTCACAGAGGCCGGGTCGAAGCCGCTGACCACAGGGTTGACGCCATAGGTGACGTCCTCCACCGCCGGCGCGTTTACGGACGGCAGGTTGAACTCGGTGGGGATAGCGCCCTCGATGTCCTTTCGGACGCCGCCCATCGTCTTCTCGAAGCCTTCGCCCACGCCGAGGGCCATGTTCGTACCAACTTGGTCGGAGAACACTTTCGACGGAGAGTTGATGCCCAGCAAGCCCTTCACGCCGTTGACGATGCCGCTGAAGAAGCCTGTCACCTTGTCGGTAATCCAGCCAATCATGGACGAAATACCGCTCCAAATGCCCTCGACGATGCTCTTGCCAATGTTGACGATACCGCTCATCAGCGCCCCGATGCCACTCACGATTGCCGAGATGATTTGCGGCAACTGCGCTACGAGCTGCGGGATTGCTTGAATGATACCACTTGCGAGCTGAAGCAGTAGCTGCATACCGGTTTCAAGAATCATCGGCATATTCGCCACCAGCGTGTCAGCAATCGACGTGATGATGGCCGGCAGCTGTTCCAGCAGAGCCGGAATAGCCTGAACAATGCCCATCGCCAAGTTCGTCAGGATCTGGATGCCCTGCTCCAAGATGAGCGGCATATTCTCCGTGAAGAACGTGATGAGCGATTCGATGATGACCGGGAGCTGTTCGAGCAGCAGCGGCACCGTGTCTACGATGCCTTGCACGAGGTTCATAATGATGGTCGCGCCCTGTTCCAAGATGAGCGGTAGGCTCTCTGTCAGAGCTGCGATGATGCCGTCGATGATGAGGGGCAGCTGCTCGATGAGCTGCGGCAGGGCGGTCATAATGCCCTCTGCCAGCCCGCTCAGGAGCTGCATACCTGCATCAATCAGCATCGGGATGTTGTCGATGAGCGAAGTCGCCACCGACACGATGGCGTTCACAAACTCCGGGATGAGCGTCGGGAGCATCTGGCCCACCGAGGTAATCAGGCCGTTCACCAACTGGATGGCTGCGTCTGCAATCACCGGCACGTTCTCGACAAGGGTCTGCGCGATCATCAGCACAGCGTCCACAGTCACCGGAGCCAGCTCCGGCAGCAGCCCTATGATGGAACTAAGTACCTCATCAAAAATGCCCGCCGCTGCTTCGACAAGGGGCGGTAACAGCTCACCAATAGCCGGGATGGCCTGTCCCAACGCCTCCGGCAAAGCGGCTGCGAGGTTTTCAACAATCGGGGTGACGTTCTTCACCACGTTGCTGAAGTTGCTCGTGACGTCGTTCACCAGCTTGCCGATGTCTGCGTTCTCGTTGCCGAGACCGGCAAACAAGTTCTGCATGGCAGCTTTGGTGCTGCCCCACGAACCACTGATGGTCTCAGCGGCCTCTTTCGCGGTAGTGCCGGTAATGCCCATCTCAGTTTGGATGACGTGGATAGCTTCGGTAATATCCGAGAAAGAGGTTATGTCAAATGTTTTCCCGGCGAGCTTTCCCGCGTCATCGAGCAGACGCTGCATTTCTTCCTGCGTACCACTGTAGCCGAGCTTCAGGTTGTCCAGCATTGTGAAGTTCTGCATAGAGAACCCGCGATAGGCGTTCTGAATGAGTTCCATGTCAGTGCCCATCTTGTTGGCGTTGTCGGACATATCCGTAATCGCCAAGTCAACCTGCTCCGCTGCTGCTGCGGTGTCCCCGCCGAGGGAGCTAATCATACTCGCAGAAAAGCTCGTGGCGAGGTTCATGTAGTTGTTCGCAGACATACCTGCCGTCTGGAAGGCGTTTGAGGCGTATTCCTGAACCTTTCCAGACGCGCTGCCGAACAGAGTGTCAACGCCACCGATGAGCTGCTCATACTCGGCATAAGCCGACACGACCTGCTTACCAATGGCGACAGCCCCCGCCACAGCAGCGGCGCTCACTGCTGCAACGGAGGCACCTACGCCTTTAAGGACACCACCAAGGCGTCCGAACTTCTCACTGGATTCATCCGCTGCGTCTCCCAAACCGTCCACATTCCCGCGAGCGCCACCTGCGGCATTTCCGAGTGCAGTTGTTTGGGTAGATGCCTGCTGAGCACTTCGAGCCATATCAATGAGGCGGTCTTTCGCCCCTTGGACGGCGTTTCCGAAGCCGTTACGGATGGTGTTAATCGGATGAGCAAATTTCGACCCGATGCTTGAAATGTTGGAAGTTACGTTATCCGCAAACTCCCTCGCTCTACCCGTGACGTAAGTGAACGCGCCTCCTACGCCGGACCGGATGGACGATGAAAAACTATCCCCGCTGTCGATTCCGTCAAGGAACGAGCTGCGGAAGGCTGAACCGACGGACCGGGCCTGCGTATGAACACCGCCGAGGCTGCTTGTCACGTTTCGGATATTGGCCTCTGCCTGAGAAGTGTCGGCATCAATATTTATCCGACTGCTCCCGAGGCCGCCGATGCTACTCGTGATATTGCGAATATTCGCCTCAGCTTGGGAGGTATTCGCTTCGACGTTAATGCTATACGTCAGTCTGCGGGCCTCATCCACGGTTCATCCCTCCCTTCGGTCAGTCTCTTTTATTCCACTCGGTCTGCCAGAGGATGCGAGCCTGTTCAGCTTCTGCGAAGTCGTACAGGTCCATAGCCTTCAGCTCTGAGTAGCTGATGCCGCTCATACAGAAGACCATCCTCCACAGACGTTCGTTGTTACGCGCACGGCGTTCTGCGGTCTTAGGATTTATTTCGCTCCGCAAGAAAGGTTTCGATTTCGTGCACCAGCTCGCTCGGGGTGGCGATGTCATCTTGCTCGTCGAAGTATTTCAGGCCGCCTTTGGCGACTTCAGCCGGGGCCACAACGCAGCCCTTGATGAGAGCGTCCGCATACTTCGCGGTGTTCTTCCGGCCACTGGAAGGGTTGATGTACAGGTCGGTCAGGTTGGTGTACCAAGAGAAGGTCACGCTCTGAAGCTGGTAATCGGTGCCGCCAACGGTAACGGTTTTTGTACGGGCCATAGGTCTTATCCTCCTTTGAAACATTCGTGCGCGCATAATATACGCGAATTAGGCGATTTAGGTGTATTAGGGATATACGGGTAATGCCCTAACCCCTCTAATTGCTCTATTTCTGCTTAGTATTAGAAATAGATGTTTCAATGTTTCATAACGGGTAAAAGCCAGTATTCATGCGGGTTTACGCTGAAACATTGATGAAACATTGGCCGAAACTTTGAAACATTTACGGCTGAAACATTGGGTTGAATTTCCCGCCTAAACTTCGACTTTCGTGTCTAATGTTTGACTTACAGGAAGGTGTTTCACCCAATGTTTCAGCCAATGTTTCAGTTATTCAGCTTCAAATCCGGGATGATGAAGATGACGGTGACGTCCGCGGATTCCTTGGCTCTCGACCGGTCAGGCAGCTTGGAAACCATAACGTCCTGGGCGAAAATCACGGTGCCGTTGTCATTCGCGTCCGTGACGGCGAGGTTTGCCTTCACGTTGCGTTCCGCACACTGCTCAATGAAAGAGACATCCGGGGAATCCTGCTGAAGCGTGATGGTCAGCTTGGCAGCCTTGTTCGCATTCAGGATGTAAGTGCTGTCGCCCTTAACACCCTTCTTCAGCGTGACATTATCCTCGTCACGTGCGAGGGTGAACATACTCTCACCGAACATCCGAAGCTGCCGGTTGTTGAACGTGATGTTCACTTTCATGGGGTCGTAAGTTACCAACATGGATTATCCCTCCCTTCTTACAGCGAGACACGGAGAACGCCCTTGGTCTTGACCTGATGAATCGCACCAGACAGAAGGGCCTCCCACGTAATATCGGGCATCACGCGATTGCGGCGCTGTTCCTCGGTGCTGTCAGCGTACTTTGGAACATTCACGGTGTAAACGCCGGCCTTGCTCTCCTGATCCACCGCAATGATGTTCAGGTCAACCGCCTCAGCGAGAGCCTGAAGAGCCGCGGTAGAAATGAAGCCGAACCCGTCATCGCCGTAGTTGATGTTGGCGTTTTCGAGCAGCATATCATAGAGCAGGTCACGCATCCGCTTGGCAATCCAGTCACCGCCGAGCACGATGTCGATGTATTCGCCATCGAGGCAGGTGCCATCCTTCACGTACTGCCGCTTGTACTCCTCCGTCAAGAAGTTGACGTGGTTTTCCAGCAGGACGCTCCGCTCACTCTCGGTCAATTTGGGCAGGGAGATGAGCTTCTCTCCCTCGCTGGTGCTGGCGTTGCCGTCCTGCGGGCGTTTGAACTTCCACGTCACGGACTGCGGGTAGAACGGGCCGACGTTGCCAGTGTAGGAGGCGTCAGGCTCCTCGCTCAGATACTGCTCATCAGTGTAGATGACAGCAGCACGAGAGGTCACGCTGGCGAACTTCTTGTTGCTGGTCTGGCCCATGAAGAACTTCCGGTGGTCCTCAACACCTGCGCCCAGCTCCGCCTCGGTAGGCTCGCTGGCCTCCGCGAACTTGGCAAGGGCGATGACGTATTCGTCCTCGTCCCGGTCAGTCAGCAGGTAGTACCAGTCATTATCTACGTCGGACTGGAACTGCTTGATGGCATTGATGAGGTTGTCTGCGGCGCTCACGGTATCAGTGCCGTTGACAAATTCGGCGGTGGCCTCAACAGCCACAGGAAGGCTCAGAAGCTCATCCTCAAAGACGTCTACCATCTCAGGGATGGTGTCGGCCTCGCCGCCTTCAGTGGCGGTGTAGAGCACCGTAGCGTCGATAACGGCGGCGGCATACGTCTTGCCGCCTTTGGTGAACGTGGTGTCCGCGAACAGGGCAGCGAGCTGCGCTGCGGTGGTGATTTCGGCGTCAGTGGTAATCTCTACCACGGCCTTGTCATCCCCGCCGATTCTGACCCACAGGTCTTTGCCGGTGGCGATGGAAGGCTCACCGGTGAACGTGATTGCGAAAGTCGCAGTCGTCGCGGGAGACGCGCTGGGCGGCTCGAAGCCTACAATCTTGAACTTATCCACAAGGGATTCCGCAAGAGTGGTTTTTCCCTGATTGAGCAGGGTGGTCGCCTTGCGAACGACCTTAGCGTTGGGGCAGGGACCGTCCGGCCCGAAGACAGCCTTAACACTTTCCGCATCCCGATACGTGTCTACCGGATAGGCCCCGGTGGTGGACACGAGAAGGATGTCGAGGCTCTCTTTCTCGGTGGGCAGAGCGTCCCGCTGCACCACGACAATTACATCTTTTGCCATAAGGCGTTCCTCCTTCTTATGAATGTGCGTTTCCCGCCGGGTTGCCCGGATGCAGCACGGTAGTAGTTGGCTTTTCATCCGTTCTCACATAGGAAAAGCGGACATCGAAACCGTAGCGGCGAATAGAATCCTCCACAAAGAATCCGGTCCGATTTGTTACTGAGCCGACTGTGTTGACCACGATGTCGCCATGCACCGTGCGAAGATTGTGGCCGTTGAGCAAGAAAAAGCCATGGGCTTTCTCACACAGCGACAGCGCCTCGTCTTCTCCGAAGACGTACCCGTCATCAGTTTCACGGTTCATACTGCAAAAGGTGAAGGACAGCGTGGCCGATACCGGCTCAGAACGAACCAGCTTGAACTCCTCGCCTTCGCTCACCACCTCACGCAGTCCGAACCAATGGTCGGAAATGCGCGGAGCCAAAACGCTGTAGTAGCAGTACGGGAACTCCGGGATGTCAGAAATCTGCTCCGACAGCGTTACTGGCCGTCCAATGTGGGCTTCCAGTTCAGCAATGACGGCGTTACGCATTTGCTCAAAGGTCACTTTTTCACCCCCTCCACGAGATAGCGGTTCATAGGGTGGATGGAGTTGTGCGACAGCTTTTGCGTGACGGTGTATTGCTGCCCATCATAGGTGTCTCGGATGATCTGACCGGTTTCAATCTCGATAGCCTCATCCGTGTAGAGCTTCTGGGTGTTGTGCGTGTACGAGCCTTCCGGCAGCAGCTTCCAGTCCAGATTGGACAGGGGTAGTACCACACCCCAGAATGATTTCACCGGTTCTTCAACCGGCATAGATTGCCCTCCCGGGGCTTTCACAAAGGTACGGTTTGTAACCGTGAGGATGTGCAGCAGCGCCCGAGGGAGCCTCGGCGTGTTGTAAAACACAGCTTATTCCTCCTCCACTTTGAACGCGATGCGGTCCCGGATATGGGTGCCGGTTTCATACAGCGTTGTGTGCTGGGTTTTCTTGGAGAAGTCCGATGGCGGCTTTACCCGGTTTTCGTCAATGAAGTTTTGAACTAACTGCGCCGCCTGAGCGCCAATGGCGTTTGCGGCTGCGTCTGCTGAAATCTGTCCCGACAATACTTTGTTGACTTGTCCCGACATGATGCTGCCCAGCTTATCTTTGTCAGCATCGAAACTGGCTCGAATGAACGAGCGTTCAGGCAACTTATCGGTTCCATATTCATGCGCGGCAGCGATTTTCAAAACTTCTGAATCGACGCCATCGCCGACAATTCCGACAATGATTTTCTTGCCATCCATACTTTGGCAAGCCGATTTCAGCCGTTCAAACTCTACAAGGATTTCATTGACGTTTGACATATCAATACCTCCTGTACAGGTTGATGAGCTGTTGCCATGATTCCGGGGTGGACTTGTCGAAGTTCCACGTGACATCGGAAATGGAGAACGAAGATAGGCCCTGCGAGCCGTTTTGCAAGCTGGTGTAGGCTTGCGAAACCATATCCCACAGCAGCCCTTCGAGGTCAGCAGGCAGGGTTTGAGGGTCATCGTCTGTAGCGTCTTTCGGCAGGACATATCCAGCCGTGTAGCTCACTTCGATGACCCTCTTGGTCGCAACGACGTCGTATGCAAGACCTCTGCGATACCCCGCTTTTAGCCAGCCCTCGTCACGATAGATGACCCCGATTTCGGCAGTCTGAGCATAGTCATAGCTTTTCGGGTCAACTTCCTTGCCGTCTTCCTTGACATACTCAACACTGACGATGGGGTATTCCAGCGTGACGAGTTCCTGCTGGCCGTCCGCATCGTAAAACTGACGATACGAACGCTTGCCCAAATGCCTGCCGATTTGCCGCTCAATCCACGATGAAGCCCTGTTAATAAGCAGCGTGACTATCTCGTTCGTTCTCTCGTCCTCGATGTCCGACAGGCCCAGCATCAGCTTCATCCGGTCAAGGGTTGTCAGCGCATTATCTGCAAGCATAAGGACCTCCTATGCGGACAGGCGGCGATTACTTTTCGCCGCCCGTTTCCGTCTTCTTCACTTCCGGTTTCTTGACCTCCGGCGCAGCCGGGGTCTTGGTTTCGCTGGGGCCGGCAGCCTTATTGCTGGTCGGACCCACAGGCTTGTAAATCCTCGGCATAGCGCGACCCTCCTTACACGGGCTGGACGTGCTTATCGCCCAGCGCAACGGCCAGCGTGGTGCTGGTGGCAGCAGCGCCGGACGCGGTGATTTTCACGAAGTTCTTCAGGCCGAGCAGGTCAATGTCGATATTCACAATATCGTCCTTCGCCAGCTCCTCAGTAGTGAAAGTACCGCCCTCAGTCTGCTTCTCAGGAAAGACCATCTTGTCGGTGACGGCCTCATAGGAGCTGTTGTCATCGCTGTGGGTGATGGTCAGGGTCAGAGCACCGGCGGTGCCGATGACTGCGCCGATGACGCCAGACAGGAAACCGGTCCGGTCAATGGCGTTACCGGAAATGTAGGGCAGAACCTTGACGTTCTGAATCAGTTCTCTTTTCATCTTGGGCTACCTCCCGTTGATTAGACAGGGACAGCGACCTTGGTAGCCACAGCGAAGCTCTCGTCGTGGCGGAGGCCGGTGTCCACATTGTTGATGGCACGAATCAGGGTCTGGTCGTTCTCAAACGCGGAAATCAGGTTGCCGGCATCGTCAGTCCAAGAACCCTCGCGGCTGGTCTCGATTTCGAGAGCGCCCTGCTCGCCGATTACGAGGTCGTTCCAGTTGCCGAAGATGATGGAGGACTTGCCACCGGTGGTTTCCAGCAGGTTGGTGGTGCGGTAAGGATAGCCAACCAGAGTGCCGTTGTCGTTCATCTCCTTGGCGAAGATGAAGCTGCCCACATTGTCACGCAGGGACTTGAAGAACTGCTCCACGCTGGTGTTAAACACAAAGCCCAGCCCGTCAGCATAGACGTTGTTCTTCAGGACAGAGGCGACGAGGTAGTTGGGGAAAGCAGCGGTCAGGACACCGGCAGAACTGGCATACTCAGCATCCAGCCCGGTCACGTCGATATTCAGCACACTTTTGTTTTTGGTAATGCCCAAAGGCTGGAACTCGCCGCCGGTGCCGTTCAGAGCGCCCCAGTCAACGCCCAGAGCCATCTGCTTGGTCACGTCCTGACCAACGATGACGTCATTGTCAAAGTTGGTGGAGCGCAGCAGGTCGTTGCTCATGGGGATGAGAGCGGTCAGCTTCTTCGCGGACAGCTTCAGGTTGCCGAACCGAGGAGCGGTCTTGGGGATGGAGCGGTTCTCACCGGTGAACAGAGCGCGAGAGCCGGTCTTGATTTTGGGGATGTTCAGGTTGCCGTTCGCCATACCGAGCCGACGAGCGCCGAGGCTGTAGATAACAGTCGCGGGGTACAGCAGCTCGATAATCTCGTTGGCGTACACCTCGGGGACCAGATAGCCGCCTTCGGCGGGAGAAGTGGCAGACAGGGCCTTGAACTCACGAGCCATCTCAGCGTCGCCAAACTTGCGCTCGGCAGTGAAGGCAGCCCGCTCGACATCGCCGCCAGAGGCATGGATACATTTCACAGCGCGGCCAAACATACCGTATGCGGCCTTGCGGCGCTCGGGTGCGGACATGGCAGCCATGCGGGCCTTGAATCCGCTAACCTGACCACCATCACGGGAAGCACCCGTAGAGAGGAACAGGTTGGCGTACTTGCGCTGGGCAGCGGGAGCAGTCTTCTGTTCACCGGACCGAGCGGGAGCAGCCTTCTGCTCGGTAGCAGGAGCGGCGGCAGGGGCATTGTTCTCGCCGGCGCCCTCGGCGGTCTTCACGCCGTTCAGGGCGGCGATGACCTTGGCGATGAACTCAGGGGAAACGGGGCTACCGCCCTCGCCTTCGCCCTTCAGGTCGCCCTCACCCTCGCCGACAGGCTCATTCATAGGCTCGCCAACAGGCGGCTCGGAACCCTCCATGCCTTCGAGGATAGCGGAAATCTCGGACAGAATCTCGTCAGTGCCAAAGCTGATAGGGGAGCTTTCGCCGCCCTCGCTGATGGCCTTGCGCTTCTCGTCGAGGTTTGCGAACACCTTCGCAATCAGTTCGGCGAGCTGTTCCTGAGTAAGTTTCATTTGAATTACCTCCTGTTTTGCGCGGGGACGATTTCAAACACAATCCCCGATGTTTTGGTTTGTGCGGGACCTTTGCCCGCTTTCTGGATGTTGTTCTGTACAGTGGGGTCCTCCGGCGCGGCAGGTTCCAAGAACGGGCCGAGAATTTCGGCCAGCTCGCGGACAACCGCAATGAAGGGCTTCAGTGCGTCGAGCCTCGCTCGGGTGATTCTTCCGGCCTTGATTTCGGAACGGAGATCCTCGGCGAGAGATTTGACCTCCTCAACTTTAGCTTGGTCATTCATAGCCCAAGTAACGATGGAGACCTCCCACAACCGAATCTCTTTCAGGTGCCGGACACCGGTATCACTGTCAAAGTCGAAAGCAACCGCGTCGTAGCCGATGGACAGTTCAGTCAGAACGCCATCTCTCAAAAGCGTCCGAATATCGCGGCCCATTGATGTGTCGCTGATTTTGCCCCGGATGAAAAGACCTTTTCCGTCCTCGCGCAGTTCAAGCGGCTTGCCAACAGGGAGCCAGCAATCGTTGTGCAGCGCGAGGATTTTGATGCGGTCAAAATCCTCTCTGATGGTCTTGGAGAACGCGCCTTTCTCGATGATGTCATCACCGCTGTCCCTGTTTCCAAAGACTGCGGCATACCCAGAGAACTCGCCACTCTCATCAGAGCTTTCCAGTTCAAACTTGAACGCTTTGTACTCACGTGTAGAGGCTTTCGGCTCCGGCGTTACACCGGCAGCTCGTTTTCCCTTAATTGCCATACGGGTTTCCTCCTTTCCTCAGAGATTAGGGCATCTTAAAAACCGCCGTATGTCAGATAACACCGGCAGTTGATAAGCTCCTCAGGGCGAGGGTCCTGCGGGTCTCTCGGGAATCGGAGACCATTAGAGAACTTGGCGTCAATCGCCACTGTCTCGCCGTCAAGTATGACGTGGTTTGGGCCACGAGAACCATCGCGTGGATTTTTCTGCGGCCTGTGGTGCCACGTCTTTGTTTTAGCGCCCGCCGACTTCATCATGTCGAATTGGCCGGCAGCAAGCGCGGTCATGGTTTCTTGCCGTGCGATGATTTTCACACGCGCAGCGGATGCGTCTTTCATCTCGTCTTGGATGGCTTTCCGCAGCGTGTGCTGGCTGACGCCATCCGACACACAGCGGACCACAATATCCGAGATTTTGCGCTGGGTAGTTTGCTCAATGCCAACAATGCGTCGAGCGCCATTCACTTTGGCCGATGACACGAATTCCGGCCTCTCCTCAACAGACAGGCCGTAAATGCTCTCACTGATGTCAGCGCCTTCATCATAAGTCCGCTTCCACAGCGGGTTAAACAGGTTCGCCAACTTTTCAGCCTCAGCGTTCCAGTCAAGCAGCCCTGACGCGATGGCATCGGCAAGCCGCTGCTGCTCGATCTCCGGCAGCATCTCCCAAAGCTCAGGGTCGAAAGTGCCATCAGGAAGCAGATAATCCGCCAAAGACGATAGCGCATCAGGAACATCTGCCTTTTCAGTCAACCCGAGAGCGGCAGAGATGGCAGCTTCCTGCCCAGCAAAATGCTTGGTAATAGCCGCCTCGAACAGTCTGGAATTCTCTCGGACTGCCGCAGCCTCACGCCTGAGAAGGGCAGTGGGGTTCATACGGCGGTCTTTTTTCTCTCCGTGCTCGGGAATGTCCACGGCAGCCATGTCTTCCTGCAACAGCGTTTGTGAGACCTCTGCGGGGTCATCCGTTTCGCTCAGAAACAGGTCGTTGATGGAAACCTTGAACACGTTTCCACCCTCGGTATCAGGAAGATCGAGCAATCCTCGGGCCTCATTCTTGGTGAGCAGTCCCGCATTGTAGGCTTCAAGGGCTTTCGCTTTATTGAAGTCTTGGTCGTAAGGAACAACGGGGTCATAGCGCCACACCAGTCCGTCTCCGAACAGTGGGAGGAGCTGCTTGTTGATGGCCTCCTCACGCGCCCGGATGCGCGGCATGAGCACGTTTTTGGCGTAGATGTATTGCGCAGCGTCAGCCGTAGAACGGTTACTGTTTTCGGTGATACCCATGATTTCTCTCGGCACCCCGAAATGTTCCAGCACGGCATCACGCATGGCGGTGCGGCTCTCAATAAAGCCAAGGTTTTTACCATCGCTGCTCCCCAGCTCCTTGACATCTACGTTCCCTGACAAAGCTGCTGCGCGGTGGCTGTTCTCAACGCCTTTATGCTTCTGATTCCAGCGGGCCAGAAATGCGTCCCGCTGGTCAGGTGTAGCGTCCGGCATAAGAAACACTACCGGAGGCGTGGCGTCATTGTAGAAAAACCGCTTTTGGAACTGAGCGGCGTACTCGTCAATTTCCACCTCGTCCGCGATGCTTTCAGCGATACCGAGACCCCGCATGAACGGGTCGAGCGGATTTAGCTGCTTCATCACGAACATATCGTCCACCGGAACGGTCATGGTCAGGCCGCCGGGAGACGTAATCATATAGCTGGGATTACCCAGATACGGCGTCATCTTGACCCAGTGCGGAGGGACGTTCCACAGCTCGATGGGGCGGTTAAGTTCGTCCCGCTCGATGAGGAAGAAGCTCTCGCCGACGAGCATCAGGTAGATTTCGTGAAGCCGCCATACAGCGGAACTTGTCATCTCATAGAGCGGGTTGGGCTGCTCCATGAAGTCGAGGAACCGATGCTTCGTGATTTCAGTCTCTGAGCCGTCCGGGTTCACACGCAGCAGCTTACCGCCAACATTGGCGATGTCGCTTGCGATGCGGTCCACGACCGCAAGCCGGGGGCTTTTCGAGAACATATCCAGCCATTCGGCTGTGTTCATAGAGGGCGGTCGCGCCCAACGGGAGACGAAACTGTCGCGGGCAGAACTCATGTACTCGTCCCGCACTTTTCGTCTCGTGATTTCGATGTTAAAGATTCTCATATTTCACCTCAACTGAAGGAGAAGCCGAACTCCGGCTTAGAGTTTTCCAGCTCTAAATAGGCGTTGGCCGAGGCGTCCACCATATCTTTGAGCTTACCGACCGGGAAGTTTTCAAGCTGCCGAAAGTAATCGTCGTTCCACTCGGCTATCTTGACGTCCACGTTGCCGGCCAGCCATTGAGAGGAGAACGGTTCTGCCCGCGTTACCTTATCTCCGCTTTCGAGCGAAGTGGTTACAGTAAAACCGCCAAGCATCCGCACAAAGCTCTGGGCCTGGTCCTTACCGGCCTGCCCGGGGTCCTGCGGCAACCTGACGGTCACGTTTCCATATAAGGCGTTATCGCTTTGAGCGGTGTTAAGGATGAGCTTACGCACATCTGCGCCATTTTCTCGGACGTTTATCACATCCGCAACAAAGATACGGCCATTTCGCCGCTTCCCGAGAAGAACGCCGGCGGTGTACGCGCTGCTGTCGCTGCGGCTGTTCTTGCGAAGTGCTTGTGGCAAGCCATCCAGCTCGTCGGCTTCTTCAGGGGATGTTGCCGCCAAATCCCATGCACGAACCCAACGAACAACGTCAGTCGGGGTGGCGTGGAACATCTGACCAATCTTAGATCGCTTGAAGTAGTGGCCCGCGGACCTGCGGATTTTCCAGTTGCCGTTCAAGAGCTGCTCTTGGTCAAACTCAGACATAGCTCTCAGAGCACCCATGTAACCGGGGTCGTGTTTCATCATGGCTTTATTGTCAGACAGCTTGGCGCTGATGAAGGAAACGGATTTTACATCCTCTTGGTCCTCCGGGGTGTAGAGGTTAAACGTCTCATACAACTCCTGCGGGGTGTCGGCCCAGTGGAGGATATTGTTTCGCCGCACGAAGTACCGCAGCTTTCCGCACCGGCTCTCGTCAGCATAACCCGTTTCGGGGTCAATCCACCAGTCGATGAACTTCGCTACCCAGCTTTCCCCATCGGGGTTGCAGGTAGCGCGAATGTAGGGCTTAACCCCGCAGGTAGAACGGTTTCGGGAGAACATATAGAAAAACTGGCTCTCTGTGAAGTGGACGAGTTCGTCAAACATCAAGAGCGGGATCTGAGAACCCTGCCAGTTGTATTTCTCCTTCTCGTAGAACATATGGGCGAACGTGACCTTCGCGCCGGATTGAAACCTCCATTGCACATTCGGGGTCAAAACGCTCGTCGCTCCGAGGTAAGGGTAAATCTCTTGGCTTGTGGCGTACAAGCCACCGGCGATCATAATCTGAGGCCGGGATTGCCGGAATATAACGGCCTCGAACAGCTTGTTGTCGATGTGCCGCAGGCATTCCAGCAAAAGCGCGTATGTCTTGCCGCCGCCCGCAGCCCCGCCGTAAATGCAGATGTCGGCGGGAGACCGCAAGAAAAGCTCCTGCTTGCCCTGCTGTGGACGAATGATGATGGGCTTGTTTTCAGGCTCACTCTTTCTTCTTGCCATTCTCACCAACCTCCGAATCTCTTTCAGGCAGATAGATTTGGACCTGCGGCTGAACAGAAATCGGCCCGCCGGTGATTTTAGCCTCGACAGCTTTCCTGTCATTGAAGAAGTCGCCGCCGTAAACCTTCAGGGCATAAATGATGGCGGTGGTGTCACCATTTACAACCCGCTCCATCAGCTTGTTCTGACACATCGCTACAACAGAAAGGCGGCCTGAATCGATGGCCTTCTTCAGAGCGGGGTGCTCCTTTTGGAGCTTTTGCAGGGTGCGTCGCGTGATGTCAAACGCACTTGCGATTTCTTCCATCGACTTACCCTGCATTGACAGGGATTGTACGATGGCGAGGTTGTTTTCAACATCGCCCGATTCTATCCACTGCTCGAACAAGTCCTTTCTTTTTTTCTCATTAGCCATACCTCTCCGCTACCTTTTCAATCAGGGCGGTCATCAGACCCACGTGCTTGTTGTGCTTAAAACCGCCGGGGTACTCGATGTTCAACTCTTTTTCAAGGTATTCCTCGTAGACTTCACGCGGGAGCTGCTTCGGTCTCGTACAAGCGCAGTAGATGTAACCTGCGTTGCAAGCGAGGACGCCAACCTCCTCAAAATAGTTTTCGAGGAGAGAAACGTAGCTCTCTCGTGTATGGAACTTCTGCTTGAATACGATGCCGTTCGTCACACCCAGCGTGTAGTTCTTATCATCCAGATACCAGAGGCAGTACCCCGCGCCGGCAGACAGCTTTGTCTTGTCGTAAGCCTTCTCCACATAGGCGAGGTTACGAGTGCAAGTAACCAACGTGCCATCGGCCTTCAGAACGGCGTTACAAGCCGTGAGAACGGCTTTCTCGAACTCATCATCCACAACGGAATTGATGACGGCCTCCAAGACGCAGTAGTCAAACAAGCCATGCGCTTTGACCGCCCGCTCTGCATCAAGAATGTTGGCGATGATGCCCTTCATGTCCAGCTTGTTCGCGCCCTTCACCATCAAAGAAGGCTCATAGGCGTGAATGTCGTAGCCCTTGGACTTCAGCAGCTTAACGTAGGCCATTCGGCCAGCCCCGATGTCGATAATGCTGTCAGATTTCTGCAAGCGGGGAATCAGGTATTTCTCGTACAGGACGGAAGAGTTGGACTGACGGCCATCCGTACTCAGGCGCTTCGGCTGCGCAAGGAACTGGTGGTAGGTCTGAACACCGAGGTTGTCGAAGTTATACTTGCCGTACTCAACACCCATGCACTCCAAAAACTCCGGCACGTCCTCGTTGCGAATGGCATAGCACAGAACACCGTAACCCAGCTTCTTGGAGCAGTAGGCGTACTCAGAATTAAGGATGACGTTGCCATCGCCGTCGGTAACGATGCTACCCCACTCACCATAGCGCGACATCAGCTTGGTGATTTCGGAACAGATGAGCACGTTCTTCGGCTCGCTCTCGATTTTGATTTTGTCAGACGGGCAGTAGTGATAACCACCCACGGTGAACTCCTCAACGCGGACAGTGGTCTTGCTCGTCTCAATCGAGTTGTGCATGAGGTTGAACAGAATCTCGTCCTGCAAATTTGGGCTGTTGATTCTGATACAGGGCAGATATTCCAGCCCGATTGCGGTCGCCGCCTTTTTACGCTGGTGGCCGGCGGTAATGACGTTATTCGAGGCGTTGACAATCAGAGGCTTCACCATGCCGAACCGACGGATGCTGTGCTGCAACGCCTCTAACGCCTCCGGCGTAATGGAGCGCGGGTTGTACTCAGACCCCGTAACCTCGTCGATGGGTACTTTTTCTACGAAGTCAATCACGATTCTCAACTCCTTTCAGCAGGTAATCAGCGAAGCTGCCGGACAAGATAGCGCCGGAATCAATGTACTCCTGATACTTCTCGTTCAGCCGGTCCAGCTCTACCTGCGAAATAAAGAAAGACACGTCACCGAATCGGAATTGGCAGAACGGCAGGACCGCTCTCGATTCCTTTTTCTTCGGCTCCACGCTTTCTGTCTCTTGCGGAATTTCGATGTTTGTCCCCTCCGGGGTAACATCTGCGGTGAAATTGTGTACCGGGGCGGTATCATCCCGTGCCGCTCCTGGCGCTTCGGGAATACTCGGTTCAACTTCAACATCATCGCCTCCAACTACATCGGGGCTGTGGATGGTGCTCACCTGCGGCTTTTTCTGCTTAGGCTTATCATTCACGCCCATGAAATTGAAAGCGGGGATCTTAATTTCGGCCTGCTCAGGCTCGATGTCAAAGACCTCCGCGCTCAACTCGAAACGGTCGAGCAGGAGCTGGTTCTTTTCCAGCGTGAGGTCAACTCGGGACAGCTCGGATTTCAGCTTCTCGAAGTCCCAATCGCTGTATTCGCTGGTCTTGTTGTCCACCAGCCGGAACAGGTTGATTTGCTCCTCGGTCAGTTCGTCCGCGATGATACACGGGACCGTCTGAATCCCCATCTCCCGGCAAGCCCGCACACGGGTGTGGCCGCATACGATGGTGTAGTTCATGTCCACAACGACGGGGAACAGGAAGCCGAAACGCTCAATGCTGTATTTTACCTTCTCGACGGCGAGGTCATTGTTGCGCGGGTTGTTCTCATATTCCCGCAGCCGAGAAGTAGAAATCTCTCTGATATTCATTCCTCTTTACCTCCCGTCAGGAACAGAACAAACCCCAGATAGGTTTTGTTTCTGCTGATGTAGTTATCGTAGACCGCTTTCAACCGGTTGTACTCATCCTCCGTAAGCGGCAGCTCGTTGTTGCCGAAGATGAGGCACTTGTGTTCGGTGAAGAATTTGCGGTCGAGGTTGGGGGTAAAGAACGTGGTTTTGAAGTTCGAGCCGATACCACTCAGCTCCTGATGGAGCTTGCCGACGTCCCACGTAGAATACTCGTGGCTCTTGTTATCCACAATACGGGCCAGCTTTGCATCTTCCTCGGACAGATTTTGGACGATACAGGGAACTTCCTCCATGCCGAGCCGCTTTGCGGCTTTCAGGCGGGTGTGGCCCGAAATGATGACGTTGTTGGCGTCTATAGTGATTGGGTTAAGAAACCCGAATTCTTGGATGCTGTCGGCGACTTTCGCCACGCCGGCATCGTTTCGACGGGCGTTTCCCTCATACTCGATGAGTTCATCTACCCGTTTGTAGACTATCTCCATGTCTTGTCCTCCTTGTTCTGAGCATAAAAAAGGGAGCCTCCACGCAAAAACGGAAGGCTCCCTGATTTCACCTATTCAATTTCCGTTAATACAGCCCCCACTCCGCGAAAGCCTCGAAGCCTCCGACGGACTGGATGTGATGACGAGCGATCTCCACGATTTCCTCGTAGGGCTTGCCATCAATGGTGTCATCCCCGATGGCACAGCACAACTCGACAGGCTTACCGGTCTCCTGCGCCTTCAGGAAAGCGTAGATATTGACGGACACGTCCGCTTTAGACAGGTCCTTGCCGTGCAGCCCGCCGCCGGTGACAGAATCGGCCATATCGGAGCCGAGTTTGCGGTTGGTCGCGCCGGTGTCCACATCGGTGCCACCAGTCCAGTCGCCCAGCGGATTGATTTCCGCTGTCGGGTACAATTTCTCGATGTCAGCCCATGTAGCATTGCTTTGGCAGATGATGAGCCGGCTATCGTCGAGGATGTACTTCCCGTCAAACGGGTGGGCGGCGTAGATGTCGCGGGCAATCGCGGCGAGCGTCTTCTGCTCATCCGTGAGTGGTATCCCTTTGAAGATGCCGTTGTCGCCGCAGCGGAAGCCCTCGCTCTGATTATCGGCGAGATGAGCGTCCTGCGGAACAATGGTCAGGTCAATCTGGATAAGACCGGCGATGCGGCGAATGGCATTGTGGATGGCCCTGACCGCCTCCGGCATGAGCAGCGGAGCGGAAGTCTCAACGATGACGTGGCACACGCCATGCCCGATGAGGACCTCCACAGCGATCTTCGGGTCAGGCTGGACCTGATAGGCCAGGTCTACAATCGCGCCGGCGATGCGGTCAGCAATCTTGTCCGGGTGGGACGGGTTTACTTTCTCAATCATCGTATCAGTTCCTTTGCTTTATTTTTTCGTTCCCGTTCAGGGGAGGCCCCAAGAGGTCGCAATCCACGCTGGGCGGGGCTTGAACATAGCCGTAATGATTTGCGTAGCAGTAAGCGCAGCCGTTGCTGCAAGTGCTGTATGCGCCGATGTCAACGCTCTCAACGCATTGGCACAGACCCCGTTGGTTGCGGTCCTTCGGCTTTTTAACTCCAAACATCGCCCCGTCCACGCAGCAGGAATGGGGGATTCCCAAATCTTCCGCGCAGGAAGAAAGGACGATGCCGTGTTGGGCTGCAATCTCAAAGAGCTGCTGCGCGAATTCGCGCTGCTGCTCCGGCGTGAGCGGCTGAATATTCAGCGGCCTCAGATCTACTGACCGGTAGGAATCCACAAAGCTCATCACAGCCTTGTGCGTGTGGCCCTCTAAGGTTTCGGCCATCTTTGTGAACGCCCGGATGTGGTAGTCCCACGTGTAGCGGTCGTTTATGAAAACGGGGTCGTACCGCCAAATAGCTTTGTCGGCCCCGATTTTCTTGAAAGCGGGTATTACAACTTCGTGCTTGTCCGGGATATTTTTCTCAACATCCCGCCCATACGGAGTGATGGTGTACTGGAAATAATACTTGAACGCATCCAGCTCATGGATTCTCCCGAGCATGGGTGCTGCGTTTTTGGTCCAAAAAACAAACCCATCTACTTTGTCGGGCGTGAGTGCGACACGCCCGACTTGTAGAGGGTTATATGGGTTTCTAAGGAGGACAAATCCCTTACCCACACGGTTGTAAAACCACTCGGAAAACAGTGCGGGAATGTCCGTCCGTCTACTCGCGCTCACAATCATAATGGCATCCCATCCTTCAAGTAATTTGCGAATATCCAGTTTCGGCAGGTCCGCTGCTGCTTTGTGTAGATTCCGGGTGGATTCGGCACATAGTCCCAAAAATGGATGCGCCGAGCGTTCGTGATGTCCAGCTTGATTCGGTCATTGTCGATGTGAATTTCCGAATTGCTGTCGGGTACAAACGCCACGTGCGTGTTCAGCTCCCACACAAATCCCTCGCTCAAACCGCAAAGGTAATACGCCTTCGCTCTCGGGCTTTGCTTAACGATGATGTCCACAACGGCACTGGACTTTTGCAGCGTTCCGTAATAAACGCGGTTGTCCTTCTCGCCGATGAAGCACTTCGCGCAGCACTGCGAGATGTCCACATCTCGAATATCTCGCAGCCAGAAGAAGTTGCACTTCTTCCTGATTTCCAAGCGCAGGTGCATGGGTGCGTGGGTAACTATGAAATCCGACGGTATCATTGTAGCACCTCCTATACTGACAGGTCAATGACAGGTTTGTGACACGACGGAGACCCCTACGATTTCGGGGTTGCTCGCCATGAACCACTCGCCAAGGGCTTCCAAAATGGTTTCACTGGGGCAGGAAACCGTGGGGTGGAATTCAACCCCGGTCTCACTCATGGCGCTCCTGACCGCCATGAACTCCCGGTCAAATCCGCTCACACGGGTCCGAGCAACCTTGGCCCGCTCTCCGTGGTCTGTGTAGCTCTCGAACAGAGCATGGGCGAGAGGGTTGCCGGCGCTCACGGAATCACCCACAGTCAGCTTCGCCAGCGTGATTTTGTAGCCGCCGGGAACATCCCCTATAAGCACATACTCGCTTCGATTGCCCACGTAGTCCGGGAGCGGGTTGCCGCCCTCATAAGGCTGCGGAGTGAAATTCTTAATCATTGGTGAGTTCTCCTTTCTGCTCGAATGTGTCGAGCTTCTTTGCCTCGATAATCGCCTCAATGTCAGCGAGAGAGGCGTTCTCAATTTCAACGGTGTGATACCCGTTCTCGAAGTTGTAAATCTTCACCTTGCGCCCCCGGCAGACGGCTTCAATGGCGTCCACCAAATACTTCAGCACAACAGCTACCAGTGTGCTGAACCCGAGCCAAATCCAGAAGCTCGAAAAGATAAACTGTAAAATCTCAAACATTCTGTACCTCCCAAATCTGATTCAGGTAATTTTCGAGTGCATCAAGACAGCTCTCTGCTGCACCGTCGAGCGTGTTGTGGTATTCCTCCGCGCCACCGGTCACACCGTCCGAAACGGCCTTAATCAGCAGCGCCGGAATGCTGGACATATTCGCCGTGAGCAGGATACCCGCCGCCTCCATATCGCAAATCTGCGCGGTCTCGAAGCGGTGATGGAGGCTGCGCTTGTCACCCGCGCTGTCAAGGAACTTATCGCCGGACGCGCAAGTCACTCGGAGAATGCCCGGATTCGCCCCTGATGCTGTGTAAACAATATCGAGGTCTGCGGGAATATGAACGCTTGGGTACTGTTCATACTTCGCCGGCTCGCAGCCATCTACGCCGGAGATGTCAAAGTCGTAGTGGATGACGTTGCTCACAATGAGCGGCTGCGCCAGTGGAATCCTCTCGTCCAGCCCGCCGCAAACCCCGAAATTCAGGATCGCATCAATGCTGAACTCAGAAAGAAGGGCTTGCGTTGCGGCGGCTGCTCGGATTTCCCCGGCTCCGCTTTGCACTGCCCAAACTTCCTGACCTAAAATCTTGTATCGGAGGGCGGTGAAGCCTTTCAGCCTCATCAGCCCTGTGTTTGACACACGGTAGCGCCGGTGGAACACCTCCATCTCGCTCTCGGTGGCAATTACCAATCCGTATCGCATAAAATTCCTCCTTACAGCTCGTATTCTTTGTGCTGGGCGGTCTTGCCCTTATACCGAACCGAGGGCTTGACCCAGACTGTCTTGCCGGACTTGTACCGGCGCAGGTGGCCTCTGACGTTGACCTCGTGCTCGGGCTTGGTGTACTTCCGTTTGGCCTGTTCAGGCTTCGGCAGGGCGTCAGCATCGAACTCAGCCAGCGTGTAGAATCGCCGGATGAGCGGCTGCACCCGCCGCGCCTTTCGGCCTTTCTTCTTGGCCTTGGCTGGCCGGTGCTCAACTCGCTGCTCGACCTCAACTACCTCGCGGTAATAAGTCATGAACAACATCAGCGCATGGTACTTCAGCGCCTCTTTCTCCGGTGTCCGGTCATAACGAAGCACGAGGTCAAGCGCCAACCGTTTTGGCTCCGTCAGCTCCGGGGCTACTCGACGGTTGGCAATATCCATCTGCTCCGGGATGTAGTCAAAGATGATGGACGCCGGAATGTTCGGCTGGACCGTGGGATAAATCGCAATCTCCACCACATCGCGAGTATTCTCAAACGTGAACTCAATCTGCTCCTCACGCAGCTCCACCACACCAAATTCCATCGGGGCAAGGAACGGCTCGCGGTCAAGCCAATGTTTGTTCTCGTAGTACCAGTCGAGAACCATCTTCATGCGAGCGTTGCTCTTAACGATGATGCGGTCAGCGGTCTTGCGATTCATAGCTCAGTCCTCCTTTCTCAAAGGTTCACCGCAAGCAGGGCAGTAGTTCGGGTAATCCGAGGCGTCGCGGTCTTCCAACCACTCATGCTGACAGTGCAGGCAGGTGTGCCGCCGATATTCAGCCGAACAATCCTTGATTCGCCCCACAATACCGTTTACCACCACACGGACTTCGTCACGGTATGCTTCATTCCACCGAACAAAGGCTATGTCTTTGAACTTCTGAAGGTGCTCAATAACGGAGTTTACATCGGCTACGCGCGCATCACCTTTCTTCGCATCGAGCTTAGGCTTCGGCACATAGTCGCTCGCCAGACTTCCGGGTTTGCAGTGCCAGTGCTTTTCACAGCACCACGGGACAGTCCCAATAACCGACGTGTAGTTGCGAATGCCAAACCTACACGTCGAGCAGATGTCGATTTGCTTCTGCATCTCACTTCACCTCCGCTACGAAGTCGTTGTTCTCATCGACCCAAATGCGCTTGCGCCCGAGCTTGGCGATACGTACCGCACCCGCCGGCGGCTGCACCGGCACAGGCGGCTCTGGCATCGGCATCCAATAGGCGACGTCCCGGTTGCCTTGCCACTCTGCCGGCCTAATCGCGCAGGGTGAGTAATACCGAGCGGTGGTCACTGCGCCGTTCTTCGTGCAGACGAGGTACGAACCCTCCTCCGTGGGCGGTTGCTTCTCGGCATCTACCCAGTCACAACGGAGGGCAGCGAGCGCAACGTCCAGTGCGTCATGCAACGGATTTATGTCCGCGTCAGACATATCGTCCGGCAGGTAATCCCACCATGCTCCACATTCGAGAACGTGCGCTGCCTCTTTCCGCGTCATACTCATGGTTCACACCTCGTAGACCTGCGGGTCCTCAGTGGCATCAACGCGGCGCACAATCACGGACGAGATGCCAAACGCTGCGCGGGCTTTCTCGGTCGCCTCCTCGATGCTGTCTGCGAGAATAACCAGCGTTTTGCCGCCCGTGTACATCCTGTGAGCGCGGTAGAGGTGCTTGGCGATAATCTTATAGGCACCCTCGTTACTCAGCTTAGGAGCGGGGGTTTTCCAGTTGGCGTACAGGGTATTCAGCGAGGTGTACGGGCAGACCTTCATGCGGTCTTCACTGTCATTCCAGCTCACCCAGATGTGGCCCTCCGCGCAGAACATCAACACGCGGTAGGTCTTGCCGTGGCGCAGCCCCATCGAGCCGTCCTTCCCGATGAACGTCATCTCCATCGGATTCACATACTGCCGTTCAACAATCATCTTCTCCGACCTCCTCATCAAGTGCATGGTGTGCTGCCATCTGCGACGGATAGCAGTCATCGAGATACACCACCGGCAAATCAGCGTCATAGTCCATGCAGGTGTCCCGGCGGTGGTAGTCAAGCAGATATTCCAAATCGCCGTGGTCGTTCACATACGGGGACAGAATTGCGTAGCCCGCAACTTCCGCGAGGAACACATACCCGCCGACCTCATGCGCTTCGCCATCTTCATCACGCTCGACAATCCAGACTTCCTGCCCCGGCTCAAAGTGCTTCTCTGACGCGAACGCCGTGGTCAAAATGCGGTTTACGGCGCTGCGGGAGAATCCACTCTCCATCCCGTAGTCAGGCCCGTAATCGGCCAGCACATCAGGGTCAGCGTTATCGAACGCGGCTTGCACCGCGTCTTTGGAAATCAGGCTCATAACTCAGTCCCTCCTGTTCGCATAGCGGATGACGATTCGAGCAGCTTGCCGCAGGGCGCGGGCCTGAACAGTCAACCAGTCCTCGCCCATCAGTGGCAGCTCGCCGCCGTGGGTTTTCTTCTTCTCGGATTCGGTGCAGAGCCGCTCGCAGATGTCGCCGTCATAGACCTCCGCGCAGCCGCCGTAGCTGTACTGCTCCCAGTTCTGAGCGCCGTTCAGCAGGTCGGCCTCTGCGACCTTTCCGATGCGGACCGAATCATCGGTGATGTGCAATCGGTCCAAATAATCATCGAACAGCTCTACCGCATAGCCCTTGACGCCCTTGTCCCAAGCGGACCGGGCAGAGTGCGCGGAGATGTCCTTCTTGATGTCAGCAATACGCCTCTGCATAACTCACAGCCTCCTCTTTGCAGTCTTTGAAGTAGTCATCGGCGAAGTCGTGCAAGCAGTCTTCGTGGATGAGCTGCCCGTCGATGTTGTACACGGTCTCGCCCTCGTAAATCTCGCCGCCGCAGTAATCGCAGTAGGCGATGGGCTTTCCCTCGGGCGGTTCAAGCGGACGTTCCGGCAGATACTCAAACATTATCGCAGCCCTCCTCCAATCTGGTGCTCCACCGAGCAGCTTTCTCCCGAATGATACGCGCGATCTCCTCGCGGTCAAACCCGAGTACCGCCGCGCAGAGCAGGACATCGGCGAACTCCTCATTCAGATTGCGGGACGCATCGCCGGTGGTCATCGGCGTCGGGTTGCTCTTGTCGAGCGTCCGGCGCATCTTCAGCGCAGCCTGCGCCAGCTCTGTGGCTTCTTCAGCCAGCCCCGCCAGCAGTTCACAGCAGCCGAGCAGGGTGTTGATGCCGGTGATTTCTGCGCCCCAATCTTCGAGCGCCTTTTCGATGGGCTTGTCGTACTCAATCGTTTCCATAGCCAAACTCCTTTGCAAAATTAAAAGACCCGCATTTCTGCGGGCCTTTCGGCGTATAGGCAAATTCAGCTAACTATCTTG